ATGTCCTACTCCGACCCTCGTATCTGCCACCACCAGCGCGTCACCCAATGGCTCGCCGCGATACGGCAGCATGCCGCTTGGCTGTACGCCGCGGATGAGCAGTACGTGTACCTGGTGGGCGAGGCCAACGAACTCTACCAGTGCGGCGTCGTGGGGTTGCAGGACAGGCACGACATGGTCACCGACGCCTTGGGCATGTACTCCTGGGCGATCGAGCACGGCATCACGCGCGAGACGCACTACTGCTCGGACTGCTGCTACAACGTGCTCGACGGCGGCGCCGTCGTCGGGAGCGTGGACGACGAGGGCATCTACCACGGGCCCGCACCCGCACGACAGCGGCTGGGCTACCTCGGCCGGGATCCCCTGGACGGGATAACATACTTGCGCCTGGGCCAGGCGCTTGAGCGCGCGGGCGTCGTGCGTGGCCTGGTGATCGAACTCGACGCCGGCGGCACGCTGCTGCTTGTCGAGCAAATCCCTGATGACTTCAGGCCGTGGCGCTGGCCACCATAACCCCTCTCCGGCGATAGCCCATACCGCGCCGCTTCGCTTGCCCCAAGGCGAAAGATGTCTAGCCTTATCTGGGTGACTTTCTCCTATGGTCACGGAGATTCCGGGAGCAGCCCAACCTCCCGGAGTCTCCATCTTCTGCTGCTTCCCCTCTTTGCAATCAGCACCTCATCGCAGGTCACAACGAGGGTATTTCATGAAGATCAGTTTCATTGCCATAGGCATGCTGCTCGCGGCAGGAATAGCGATGTGCGTCTATCTGGTCATGAAGTCTGCGTCCACTGTGTGAGGCACCATAATGTGCGGAAGGCTCAGCCAGTACACCGGCCTGCACGAGTTCGTCGACGCGCTGTCGATGCCCAACGTCCTGGTCAACCTGGTCGGCGAGCAGCCCGAGCGCTACAACGTCGCGCCATCGACGACCGTGACGACGCTACGGACCGAAGGCGATGCCCTGGTCGCCCAGGCCATTCGCTGGGGCTGGAGGCCATTCTGGGCCCGTGATCGCGCGGCGCCGATCAACGCCAGGGTCGAGAAAGTGGCGCATGGACGCTTCTTCAGCGCGGCTTGGAAACACCGGGCGCTGACGCCGGTCAGCGGCTGGTTCGAGTGGGTTGATGAAGGCGGCACGCGGAAACAGCCGTATCACATCCAGCACGCCGACGGCTCACCGATCCTCTGCGCCGCCATTGGCCAGTTCCCGGGCCTCGATGACGAACCGGGAGAACAGCATGGGTTCGTGATCATCACCGCGGACTCTGCCGGCGGCATGGTCGATATTCACGACCGGCGTCCCGTCGTGCTGTCGCCCGACCTGGCACGCGAGTGGCTGGATCCGGCTACGCCGGCGGAGCGCGCGGAGCAGATCGTGTTGCTGCAGGGCCAGCCAAGCGAAGAGTTCACTTGGTACGCGGTCGACCCAGCAGTTGGGAACGTTCGAAATCAAGGCCCGCATCTGGTAGTTCGCCAACTATGAGCAGAGTCAGGCGGCTATGCGGTGAAGTACCCATCTCTCGGAACCGCCCCCAAAACCGACAGAACCTCCTGTTGGATATGGCTATCACCACATGCCACCAGCAGAGAACAGCCGGGTTCCGCTGCTACAAGCTCTTTCAGCAAGAGGGCCTTCACGTCGTCGACTCTCGAAATGCACAGAACCGCGTCCGGTAGGCAATCGCGCGGAGCCACGGATATCCCGCTAAACGAGCACGCTACGTGCACCAAAACTTCTTTCCCCTCAACTTGAGTTCGGAGGAGCTCGAAGCCAGTCCCGTGCTGCAGGGATGCTCTACTACTGTTGATCTGCATAGGTGTCACCACCAAGCCAGCCCCACCTCAACGCTCTGCCTCGTAGGCCGCAACGCCCGTCCCTATGGCACGCCACTCATCCTGCGGCATGCGCGCGTCGCAGATGAAAACCTCGACCTCCCCGCCTTCTTTCGGCTCCGCAGGCCGAATAGCAGCATGCCGGAGAATCGTCTCCATGTCCGGCACGTAGCTGCTCTCCGAGCCGTGGAACGACCAGATGCCGAACTTCCCAGCGCTGCCCACCTGGTGGTCGAGTTTCACCGACCAGCCCTTGAATCGAATGACAAGCATGCCCTGCCCTCATAGTAAAAGGACGTAGTCTACTCCTAATCCTGACAGGCCCTGTTGGCCGCCAGCAGTTGCGCCTCGTAACCGATCCGCTGCAAGCGTTCGGCGAGCAACGCACGGACCTTGGTCTGGATATCGTCGCCTTTCCGCAGCCCCGCCGTGGCCCAGACTGGCACCTCTACCGCCGGCACCCGGCACGGGACCGCCACCGGCACTTCTACGCGCACCGTGCGCGGCTCGGCTTCCTGCCGGGCGGCGCATCCCGCCAGCGCGAACACCAACCCCAACCCCAGCACCTGCACCACCTGCACCACCTGCACCTTTCGCCACGCCTGCAGCTTCATAGCCCCAGTTCCTTGTCGATGACCGCCTCTGCGGCCGCACACTGCTCGCCGGCGGTGCGGTCACGCAGCAGACGGTTGGCGGCGGAATACTGGTCGGCAGCCTGCTGTCGGCCCTGCTCCAGCGCATGGGCTGCCTCCTTGGCGCGCTGCTCACCAGCCTGACGCAGCGCGGCGACCTGCCTGCCCTGCTCCACCACTGCGGATTCCAACTCTCCCCGGGCGGCTCGGCAGGCAACGAGGTCCGACCGCGCGGCATCCAACTGCGGCCGGTAGTGCCGCGCGCCGAGCCAGACACCGCCGGCGGCGCCGAGGCCGACCAGCACCAGGCAGGCCAGCGCGACCGATAAAGCACGGGCGGAGATCACGACAGCACCCTCTTCGCCCGCTCCCACAGCGCCAGGCGCTCCGCCTGGCCGTTCGTGCCGCCGTTGATGCGCCGAGTGATGGCGGCGAACTCGCCGCGGTCGGCCAGGTCGTTCAAGCCGTGCGTCGACCACCACCAGGCCGCCGACAGCGCCGCCCACTCCGGTTGCTCAAGCAGTTCCGGCTCCGCTTCCAGCGGCTGGCCCAGCCCGGCGCCGGCGGCGCGGTAGTTCGCCCGGCCGGTGATCTGTAGCAGCCCGCGCCCGCGGTACCGCCACCCATCACCGGACGCCTCGTCGCCGTTCCCGTTGCGCGAGGCATAGGCGTTGTTGGCGATCGCCTGCGGATTGCGCGCCAGCCGCAAGGCCAACGCGTTGGGCTGGCCGTCGGCGCCTAGGTATCGGCTCGGCCAGGTCGCCGCCAAGCCACGCGCACTGTAGTTGAGGTTCTCCACCAGGTGGGCCAGTTGGGCGCTCTCGTGGCCGACCTGGGCGAGGAATGCCGCCGCGCGCACCGGCGACGTGATACCGAAGCGCGTCATCCCGCGATTCAGGGGTCCAACAAAAACGCCGGCTCGAGGGCCGGCGTTCGGGAGGATCTGCAGCAACTGCTGCTCGGTGATAGGCATGTGAGCTCCAGAAACGACGAAGCCCGCGCAAGGCGGGCTTTCGTTCGTCGATAGGTTTTGTCAGGTTTAATCTGGCAACGGGAAACGTGCTTTGATCTCCTCGACCTTTGCGATCCAGGCAGAGTAGTCCGGCTCGGTACCCGCCTTGACCGCATCGAATTCAGCCTCGGTCTTGAGCGGGTCACTCTCCAGGCGGTAGGCATTTGCCCGCGCCACGGCTGCGGCATCGTACTCAGCCTGCCTGCGCTCTTGCGCCTGCTGTTCAGCGGTCTTTACCTTGCTCCAGTCGATCATCGCGGTAACTCCACAGGTCCATCGGTATCGATCAGCAACGGTTCAGGGAAGCGAGCGGCGGCACTTGCATCATCAGCCAGCGGGAACCGCAGGCTCAGTTCCAGCCGGTCGGCACGTCGCACTGCGGGACCGGCGAACCACTCTGATCCAATCGCCTCAGCCGGCAGTTCGCCACCCTCCGGTAACGGTGTGAAGTCGAACGCCTGGCCGTTCACGGTGAGTACATCGCCAGCCCTGCTCAGCGACAGGTGCTCGTCGCTGCCTGGCAGTGGTGCGTACGGTGACAACTTGATGATCATCAGAACCATCTCCCTACCAAAGTGAAAATCAAACGATTGGTGGCCAGTGCGTCCTGAAGGATGAAGAACAATGTCGAGCCGTTTGCATAGGCAACTTTCAGCCCGTTTGCCACAGAAGGATTGCTCGCATGCGACGCCCAACTCACGCTGACACCGGTGGTCCAATTACCCAGAAATGCAGCCGGCAGGGGCAGTGATATAGACGTACCTGGCTGCTGACTACCGTCGCCCAACAACGTGACTATGCATATTTGCGTTCCATCAGCGAACCGCACGAACTCACCGTTCGCATTACTACCCCGCTGGATCACCGCGCCAGTTGGCACCCCGCTCGACTGCGAAACCGAGCCAAGGATGCTGTCTCGCGAATACAGTGCGCCCGAACTACCAAGCGCTTCGCGGACAGCCGCACTGCCGAGGCCGAGATCCCCCCGCGCTGCCGCCGCATTTGCAGAGAGCGCCCAGGGCTTGATCCCCGCCAGGGTTGCCCCCCACTGGTTGGCGATCAAGTTGAATCGATCCGACAGGTCCTTGTCGTAGCCCAAGATCGGCGCCACCGCATAGGACTGGCCGCTGGCCGTGCTGCCCTGGTAGTTGGGCTTGATCGAGATGACCGTCGAACTGGCCACGTTTGTGACCTCGTACCAACGTCCATCGGGTCCGCGAAATGCATCGCCGACTCGGGCATTGGACGAGAACTGTGTGCCGGCACCGGTAACGGTCGGGCTATTTGCGGTCACCGCTACTGTGCCACTGGAATACCAAGCCATACTGCCTCCTTGTAATCACGCCATTACTAAAAGCGGAGTGTTAAACGGAACCGGGAAAGCAGGTTGACCCCCCCCCGGCATGTAGGCTGTCACGTATATCTGTGAATTCCCTGAGAATACAAACCCTATCCCTACGTCAGAAGGATCAGGCGTATGGCCCGTTTGCGCATTGAAATGACTAACTAAAAAATATGCCCCACCCCACGCCCACGGAGTAGCCCAAGTGTTCAAAGTGTAGCCAGGCAACGCTCCTGTATCTCTACCAGCGTAGTTCCAATTCTGGCTTCCACCTAAATATCGAGCAATTTGACGATTGCTATCAAAAACAACCCGTGACTCATTATCGAACACCTGCATTCCCCATCCAGAGGTTCTAGGCAAATACACGGCGCAGGCTTTCCACTTACCGCCATACGCAACTCCAGTCATTGCCGAGAACACAAGTTGAGAGAACGTGAACCCGGTCCACCTACCGGGAACTCCCACATGCTTAAAAAAAGATATTAGATGGGAACCGTTTGGCGAGAAGAAGACAAACGGAGGAACTACGCTAGCTATAGGTGCGGGATACGTGACACTCCCTCCGCTGTATGTTCCTTCTGCAACGACATGCATGCATGGGTGATCTTGATCGATTATGACCTGACCGTAATCACCTACAAACCTCACACCGTAACTCATGAAAACATCACCGCATATAATGTATATATAGAGTTAGACGCACCATTTCGCACAAATGCTATAGTGGATCCAGATATTGTGTATGACGGTATATATGCATAGGGATTCCCCTCGACCGTTAAGAACAGCACTCCCCTTGATGAATCGAACCCCGGCACAGCAACCGACATACCTTGCGAAATACTTCCTATAACTAGTCGATACACCATGCGCATGGCGTAAGAGGAACTATCGAACACAATGCTACCGCTAGCGTTGCGCTGCCGAATCCCGAAACTCATACATCCAGATTCCCAATCTGGACTCGTAGAACTAAGTTTCCGTCATACACTTTGATCGCCTCTGCCGTTTGCCGCATAAAACCTCCGCTAGTGGAACTGTTCATCGTCAAGCTCCCCGCTTTATCCAGCTTCCACAGCGGCTCGCCGTTGGCACCGAGTGCGGTCGACTGAATCACGTTGCCGATCTTCGCGTTGGTGATCGAACCGTCTTGTATCATCGCGTTGTTGATGAACATCTGGCCGCCGACGATCGAGACCGGCGCCACGGTCTGCCCGCTGGAACTGTTGAACCAGAGGAACCGATCAGCCTGGAACGCCATGGTCGTCACGCTCGTACCGCTGTCGAAGCCCAGCTGCCATCCCGCCGCATACTTCTGCCCGTTGGCATGCGCCTGGAGCTTCACGCTGTAGAGCGCCTGAACGTTCCCATCCAGAGAGGCCACTGCCTGGGACGTCGTCTGGATTGCCGCGCTGTTGCTGCCCACCTCCGCTGACAACTGGTCAATGCGCTGAGCGGTGGCCTGCCTATCGCTAGCGGTCACCTGCTCAACGGTGGTAATGCGCCCTTCTGCAGTTGCCGTCCTGGCCTCCAACAGGCTGGTCCGCTTCGCCTGCGCTTCGTCCTCGTTCGCCCGCACGGTGACTTCGGTGGCAGCTCGAGCAATGGTGTCCCAGCCCTTCAGCGCATCCGCCTTCTCTCCGGTCGCCGGCTCCCGGCGGGCGGCAGCCTGCAGAACATCCAGGCTCGAAGCGGCGGCCTCGACCTTACCGTCGAGCTCGGTGATATCCGCGGTGTTGGTGGACACCTGCTGGGCCAGGCCGTTGGCCGTCTCGATCGACTGCCCGATGTCGGCCCAGTATGTCGCGTTCGGCGGAGAGGCGTTGAGCGGCACAGCCTGCTTCGCCTGATACAGCCGGTTGCCGACCCGCACGATATCGTTCTTCGCGTAGGTCTTCGTCGGGTCGTAGGCCAGCACATCGGTCAGATTGTCGATCTGGTCCTGCAGGCCAGTGATATCGACCTGCATCTGATCGATGTCGGCGAAGAACTGCTCGCCCAGAGCTGACTCGACGTACTCCTTGGTGATCAGTTCGTTGTACTCGCTCGCATCCGTCGAGCTGATGCCGTCGACCCAGGCCGACCATGGGCCGACGTTGCCGGTCCGGTCGATCAGGCGCCCGCGGAAGGCAAGGCGAGCACCGGCCGCCAGCGAGGTCAGCGTATGGGTGTCGGTCGGGTACGCGAACAAGCCCAGGGCAGTTGCGTTCTGCTCGCTGCCGCCCGGGGTGACCGACTGCTGGATCTCGGTGTAGGCGGTGTCCGCCGCGCCACTGGCCGGGAATCCCCATTCCAGACCGATCTTCCATGGTCCGCTGGTGGTACGCAGGAACGCCAGCGCCGGCGGCGCGCCGGTCTTACCGCTGAGCTGGGTCAGGATCGAACTCTTCCAGACCGACGTGATGTCGAAGGCCGACACTGCACGCACTCGCGCAAGATATCCACCAGCGTAGATGCCGGTCACATCGACGCTGGTGGTGCCGGCACGCGGCAGGCGGATCCAGTTGCCGCTGTCCTTCTTCCATTCCACGTCGTAGGCGACGGCGCCCTCCACTGCCGGCCAGGTGATCGTCATGGTGCTCACCGCCAGCCCCTGATCGAACTGGTAGTGCGAGGTCAGCGTGACGCTCGCCGGCGGCGCCACGGTGGTGATCGGGATAACGCTGATCGGCCGGCTCTCCAACTTGGCACCAGTGTCGATCGCTGAGAACTTCCCGGGCTCGTACTGCAGAGCGGTGATCTCGAAGACACCCCGCTCCGGCTGGCTGACTTTCATCACACGGTAGAGCGGCACCGCTAGGTCGTCGGCATCAAGGGTCCAGACCAGTTCCGGTAGCGGGGTCTCGCTGTAGGCTGTCGTCACGGTCACCGCGCGCCCGGCTACCGACTGCACGGTTCGCGCCTCAGCCTTACCACTGGGCAGGTTCAGGAACAGCCGGTCGCCAGCTTTCACCTGGGTGTCGCGATCCAAGGTGATCACTCGGCCAGCAACCGCCGAGATCCTCCCGCCGATCTCCCGTCCAGCCAACAGCGCGTCAGCCACCGGAATCACCCATCCCGGCAGCGGAATCGCCCCGTCCATACCGGTACGGAACGTTACCGTGCGATCCTGGCTGTTGGTCAGGATCGCCCATTTTCCGCGCCGCTGGGCCTCACTCTCGCGGGTGCAGCCAATGGCTGCCACCTCGACCGGGTTGTCGCCGTAACGCCGCTGCAGGCGCTTATCGGTGGCCGCAGCCACGTCGGTGTCGTAGTTGTTCGCCGGATTGTCGTAGCTGACCAAGGCACGGCTGTAGCGAGTGCGCTCACTGGCCGAGCCGTAGCTGAAGCGGCCGTCGATGACATTGGCCCGTGTGTAGGCGAAATCGACGTCGGTGGCGCGCGGAATATCCGCCTGGATCTTCAGTTGGCCCTGGGCCCAGTACGCCATGCCGCGGTAGATAGCGGTGAGGTCGCGCAGCAACTCCCAGGCCCCGGCGCGGCTTTGCAGGTTCAGGTTGCAGGTGTGTCGCGGCTCCTGGCCACCCTTCCCATCCGGCACCAACTGGTCGCAGTACTGGGAAATCCGGTACATCTCCCAGCGATCGACCATCCAGGCCTTGATGCGTTTACCCACACCGAAACGATCGTTGGTCACGATGTCGTAGGTGTGCCAGACCGGGTTGTCGGTCCAGGCCTGTTTCATCGTGCCGTCCCAGATGCCGAGGTAGGCCCGGGTCTCCGGATCGTAGTTGCTCGGCACTTGGACCTTCCGCCCGCGGCAGTCGACTGTGACAGCCGGAATGTTGCTGAACTGCTCTGCGCTGAACTCGACGTACAGCAGGGCCGTGTTCGGGTAGCGCAGCTTCGCGTCGATCACCTCGGTGTAGCCGGCGATCAGCATGGTGTCGGCGATACGGTTGTTGTTCTGGTTCGGCGTCAGGCGCCGCACGCGCAACTGCCAGCCACTGGTTGCCGCCGGCAGGTCGATCCGGCGGGAGCGCTCGTAGCGGGTGGTGGTCTTGCCATCGACGGCCTCGCGCAGCACCTCCTGGTAGGCGCCGCCGTCGGTGGCCAGATCTACGGCATATTCGATCCGGTACCCGCCGATGTTGCCGTTGGTGTCCTGCTGCTGGAGCGCCGGCCAGGCGAAGCGCAGGCGCACTGCGGAAAGTTGGGTATTGCTCAGCGAGCGCACCCAGGGCGTATCGCTGCGCAACTCGACGTTGACGCTGGTTTCATTCTCAACGGCAGGGATGCCCGGGATGTAGTCCTGGTCCACCGACCCCGCGCGCCACTCCCACTTAACGTTGGGGAAGTTCAGGTTACCGCTCGGGTCCATCAGCGGGGTGTTGTCGAGGTAGATATCGCGCTCGCTCGGAACGCCGGCGAACTCGCCCTCGCCCACGGCGAGCAGAATCTTGGCCATCGCGACCGAGCGCAGGCTGTCGGGTGCCTCGACCGGCTGTTTCGGTTTGCTACTGCCGCCCTTGCGGCCGGCCAGGTGCTGGTGAACTGCGCCCATGCTTTCCTCCGGGCATGAAATAGCCCGCACATAAGCGGGCTATCTAAAGTGCTAGTAGAAATTCACTTAGCGGGTTTATCTATATAAATTGGAAATTCAACTTCACTTTCAAGGAATGAAAATCATGAGCAACCAAGAGAAGGTCTCACGATCACATTGGATTGAGTGGTGCGCCCTGATCACTTCAATAACTGCCGTAACCCTAAGCGCATATCAAGCCTATACCCTTAAGGAACACAACTACATAAGCGTCGAACCAAGAGTAAATTCATACCTATCCCTTAAAGATGATTACAAAATGATAATATTCAATAACGGACTAGGGCCAGCATATATAGACAAAGTAACATTCTACGAGAATGGCAAGGAAATAGATGGAAACATTCTACACGCACTAGCTAAACAAGGAGTATCCCCATACTGCGCAATTGCCGGAATGCCTCGCCCCAACGACTCACTAAAAACAGGGGAGGAAATCGTCCTTGTAGATATCCACGACAACAAAGAGTGCACGACCTCAAGGCTTATATTCACAACATTACAGCCGCCAAACACAAGTTTCGACTACCAAATAGACTTCAGCTCTATATATGGCAAAAAATTCTCTTACAGATACTCTCTAAACAAGCAAGAAAGCATTCCTAATTAAATTTTGTCTTCCGAATAAATCGACGCCGAAATAATCGCCCCGCCCCAGCGGCGCTTTCCATAGCAGATCGGCACCGGGTTCCCGCTGGCGGTGGTGTTTCTGGCGCTACCGAAGGCGTAGCTGGGAAGGTTCTCCGGAGCCGCGCTCTGCTTCAGGCCCTGGGCTTGGGGGCTGAGCATTTGGATGACGCCGCCGATCGCCATCGCCACACCTGCTGTCCCCACCGCCCCAGTTAGACCACCAGCAGCGGCGAAACCACCAGGGCCGGCCATGATGGTCGCCGCCACGATAAGGGCAACACCCACAATCGTCTGCACCAACCCACCACGCTTCCGGCCCCGCATGACCGGAGCAATGCGAATTTCCTCGGCGCCCCCGAACTGCAGCTCTTCTTGGGAAATGTTCCGTTTCCCGCGGAATACCGCGAACTCCATGCCTCGCAGGTGGGCATTGGCGAGGAAGCGCTCGAGGCCTGGAATTTGCACGCACAAGGCCTTGATCGCTTCAGCAGTCGACCCAACGAGCATACGGTACTGCCGGCCGAACTGCCGGAGCGCGCCGTAGAGTTTGATGGTGGTCATCGGAGTGTGGTGCGCTGCGGTGGACATGTGTTTCTCCAGGTAATAAAAAACCGCCCGGAGGCGGTTTTCAGAAGTTCAACACGGTTCAAGAGCTAGTTCTTATACATCATGACAAATCCATCGACACCCATTTCTACTCTAAGCATAGCAAGCTGAGCTTCAGCACTTTCTCTTTTCTTCCATGGCCCAACGAAAATCCTCAAGACTCCATCACCACTTTTCTCGGTGAAAACCGGGTAATGAAATTTCTCCAGATTACTCAGCAACCATTCCGACCTACCTGCAACTGAAACTCTTGCAACCCAGTATGGGGTAGATGCACTAGGGTTAGGGACATCGGGCTTTATTGGCATAAATGCAATAACGCCTTTGGGCAGCTTACTTGGTTGACATGCACCTTCAACTACCCAAGGATCAATATCTCCAACCATGGCGTCGAGGCCGCGCTCTTCGCGATTGACCACAATATAAGGCTGAAAACCGGTATATCCTCCGAAAGAGTTCTTGGCGTTTACTTCTCCGCAATATAGACCCTTCCGAACCTCACGTTCATTCTGAAATGTGGCCGATTGCGGATCCTTCAACTTTTCGGAGACCGCATTCCGAACTTCACGCTCTTTGCTGCAGCCTACAAGGGCGACAGCAAAGCAAGTCATGACGAATATCCCCTTCATACCCCCTCCATAGCTATTGATGGGACTCTACCATCACCGCTCCAGCGCCAGAACCCAGCAGGTTGTTGGCCTGAGGTAGTCAAGGAGCGTTCTCGGCGCCGCAGTACCAGACGCATCCGGCCGTACCTCTGGGTCTACCTCAGTCGTTTCAAGACTGGATAGAATCACAGTGCCACCACCAACTCAGGTCCCGTAATCTTAAACAGCCTCGTCAAAACAGAACGCGAGGCCGCAATAGATATCTGCCACAGCTACAAGGAGCATTTTATGGCCGAAAAGTCGTATCTAACTGGGAAGTGGGCAATCTTCAAGAGCAGAGCCTCGACGGAGGTGCTTGGTTACATCGTGGATGGCATTGGACAAACGACAGTCCCTGGACAGCCACCCTTCAGCATTATTGACTCTGCGCTCTTTGCCCCTGACGGCACCAGGCTCGGCTATCTAGCTCCATTGGAAGGAAGCTGGGTGGTGAACCTGGGCGACTATGAGATAGGACACGTACTGCGTGCCCTGCCGTAAGACACTGGAAGGTATTCACCTGACAATGGAGATCGCATGACCATTAGAAGTCTCGTCCACAACCTGCCTAAAGACCCGGACAATCCCGGCTGGGTTCTAGGCTGGGCGGTTGTCCAAAGCGCGCCTTGGAGATTCATGGATATTTATGCGTCCAAGGAAGCAGCGGACGCCGAGGCGGTACTGCTCGGCGAAGGCTTCGGCGTCGAATACGGCTCGCACGAGGTGGGCTCTGACAACTTTGTCGGCGGACTCACTCCACCGTCAGCGTGATACGTGCATCCTTCGGCCCAGACAGCCTGAAGTCGAAGAAGCACTCCCCGCTCTTCAACTCCGCGGTAAGCCCTACCTCGCCATGAACCATCCGGCGATAGCCGGGGCCGCCACAAACCTTCCCAGAGAATCGCTCAACACCCACTTCTTGGCTTCCCTTCAGCACAGCGATCTCCGCATTCCCTGCGAGATAGGTGATGCGGAGTTCATAGACTTGAACCATTGATTACTCCAGCGGCAGCGCCGCTCAGTTGGTTTTCGCTTCTCGATGACGCAATACCAGTCGCGCCCGTTCAAGCCACGGCCCGCCGAACACGATGATCTCGCTGGGCTTTCCGTACAGGTGGTGCAACAGGAACGGGCCAGCGCCGAAAACTTTGGTCTCCTCGCCCGGCAGCGACGGATCGTCGCCCAGGTAGATCCCGGCGTGGTTCGGATGCGCGGTGCGCCCCACCGCCATCACGATCATGTCGCCGCGCTGCGGCCGATCCACCCGGACGAATCCTGCAGCCTCGAACTGCTGCTCGTAGAGGCTCGGACCGTCTGCCCGCTCCCACCAGCCATCGGCACGCTCGAAGTGCGGGAACTCGATGCCCCACTCCCGCTGGTACCAGTCGGCGCAGACCTGCCAGCAGTCCTGCACCCCATGCACGAAGGCGCGCCCGAGCAGCGGCACCTGGTCGACGGGCTCGATGGTACGCAAGTCGCCCTCCGGCCAACTCAGGATGTGCCATGTCAGGCCCGAGGCGTTGCACATAGCGACGTCTGCGGCACTCGGTCGGCTGGTGGCATCGGGGTGGCTGTGCACCACGGCGACGATCTCGCCCTGGTCCTCTGCCTCGGCGTACGCCTCGGGTGCGATGCGGAACTCCTCGCCGGCGTCGGCAGCAGTGTTTTCGCAGGGAACGTACCGCTGGCTCCGGCCGGAACGGATGATCAAGCCGCAGCACTCGCGCGGGTACTCTGCCGCGGCGTGCTTCTGCACGGCAGACAGGATATGCTTGAGCATGGTCAGCTCCTGGCGATGATCGAGACGGCAGGGAAGCCGCCGAAGGGCAGTTGGTTGCCTTCACCGAAGCGCGGGATGCAACCGGTGCCCAGGCAGCCATCACACTCGTCCCGAGCTGGATCATCGGTGGGGTTGCCGTGGATGTCGAAGTACGGGCCGGTGTAGCCGCAGTCGGGCCCGCGGTACCCGCCCGTCATCGCCCAGTGGCAAAGGGTGGTCATCTGGCGGCCGACCTGCTCGCCGCCAACGTCGCCTGGCGAGGCCAGTTCCCAAGCCACGTACTGGCCGTCCTCGCTGGTTTTCTGGTCCAAGTACCAGATTTCGACGATCTCCTGGGAGGGATCAGCGTCGGGATTGCCGCCAGGGAAGTTCGCCGCGTCCAGATATTTCGCCAGCGTCGTCCGGATGGTGAGGCGGAACTGGAGCAGGTCCTCGAACGCCAGGCAGAGCGCCGTAATCCGGCCATTGACGTTGCCGGCGGTGAAGCTCGGCCGCGCCGCAGTACCATCGCTGTTCGCCTCGATGCCCTCGATCTGCACCGGCCAGGCCGCGTATTCGTGGCCCTGCCACCAGATCGATTTCGCCGGCAACTGGTCGGCGTTGGCGCCGGCGGCGGCCAGTTCCTGCGGACTGTGCGGGATAGCGTGACCGTGGAACCGGACCACGTCGGCGCCGAAGTCGCTGCCGTCGAGCTCGAACAGCACGACCTCGCCGCCCGGCTCCAGCTTCTGGATATCGGTGATCAGTGTCATGGTTGGAATGCCTGTTCAAAGGTCGCGGTCAGCCGGTAGACCCGGCCGCCGAGGTTGACGGGCCGGTAGCCCGCACAGGTGTAGAAGCCCAGGCCGCCCAGGGGCGGCGTCCAGAGAAATGCACGCGCTCCGGTGTGGCGGTCCAGGAAGTCCATCACGGCCTTGATGGTCGCCGCCGGCCCGGTGATGGACACCGGCCAGCTCTGGGACTTGCTGTTCAGACCTTCGCTCACCAACTGCTTGTAGCCGTCACCGAATTGCGCGGACCTGGTGGCGAAGGTTATGTCGCCCTCGCCACCGCTCTCGGTGGCCCAAGTGAAGGTTTCGATTGCCATGTGCTCTACCCGTTGATGGCCCGGCCGATCGCACCGTCACGCCGCAAATCACGCGCCAGGAGTTGTCGGTATTTCTGCTCGACGAACGTCCCGATGTCGCGACCGAACTGGTCCAGGCCAGGCTGGCTGCTGGAGACGTCGGCCGAACCATCCGAGGCAATGTTCACCTCGACGTTGATCTGCGAACCGCCGCCGCCCATAGCGCGCACACCGAGGGCCCCGGACGAGGTTCTGGTCAGCGGCATCACGGCCTCCGGCCCCGCTTCGCCCATCACTCCCAGACGGCCGCCGCTCATGCCGAACGCGGTTGGCGTGCTGACCACGCTGTTGGTGAAGGCCCCGCCGGTGGCGAACATCTGCACGCCACCGGCGAACGCGCCACCGTTGGCGAACAGCCCACTGTTGCTCACCAGGTTGTCGACACCAGACTGCGCGGCAGCGTTTCCACCGCCGAAGAAGCCGCCGAAGAGGGACGAAAGGGCCTGCGAAGCAGCGGCGCGCGTTGCAATCCGCGCCATGTCGGCCAGGATGCTCTTGGCGAAGTCTGAGAACGACAACTTGCCGGTCGTGGCGAAGGTAGCGACTGCATCCTCCATGGCGCGGAACGCGGTGGTGAACAGATCATGCGTCTGCCCAGCAACATTCCTGGCGCTTTCGAGATAGTCGTTCCAGGCTCCGCTCGCTCCGTTGCTCCAGTCTGACTGGGCAGCGGTCATCTGGTCGTAGTTGCTGACCACGGTGTCTCGCAGGTCCTGATGCGCCTTTCTGAGCGCAGCCAGACGTTTCTCGTACTCCTCGTCCGACATTTGCCGACTGGGATCGGAGCGCTGGTTCTCCAGGTCCATCAGTTGCTGGTTGTAGCGGTCGTCGAGACTGTTCAACTGCTCGAAGCGGGACCGCTCTCGTCCGCCCATACTGACACCGGCCGCAGCGCGCTCGCCCTCCAGGCGCAACGCATCGACCTGCGCCTGCAGCGCCTGCGTATAGCGCTGCACCGACTGCTCCTGTCGCCGTAGCCGCCCCTGCTCGCTGAGTTCGATCTGGTTGAGCTGTGAATCGGCGTCCTGCTGCGCCTTGACCAGCGCCGTCCTGGCGTCGGCGATCTTCTGGTCGAGTTGGATTCGCTGAGCAGCCGAGGTTCCTTGCTTCGCCTTGGCAGCCTCCAGCGCTGCGATCTCACGCTCGTAGGCATGGGTGACCTCATCCCGCTCCTGCTGGATGATCGAGATCCGCTGCTGCGCGTAGCTTTCCGCGCTGATCACGCCTGCGCGTTGGGACGCCTCCAGTTCCTTTTGCGCATTACGGTAGGTCGCGGTGATCTCGGCCAAGCTGTTCTTCGCGGCGTTGGCCGCGCGTAGATCCACCGAACCGGCGGATCCCTTCTGGTCCTTGTACTTGGCGTTGATGTTGGCGATCTCGCGATCGATGGTCGCCTGCTGCAGGCGGTCATCGTTCGGGTTCACCTCGCGGATCGCCTGTAGATCCTTCTTGTACTGCTCCAACTCCTTGGCGCGCTTCTGCTGGTTGGTCAGCGCCGCCCTGGAACGAGCGTCGATCCGGTCAATAGCATTCTGGGCGGCCTGTTCAGCCCGAGCGCGCTCGCCGGCGGTTCTGGCATCGTCCTCCATCGCCTTCTTCCGCTCGCGGAGCATGTCGAGCTCTTCGCGCAGGCGGTTCCGGCTCTCGTCGCGGTTGCCGCCCAGGCCGAAACCACCTTGATCGAGCTGGGCAAGGCGCCGCTCCACGTCGGCAATCTGGGAGTCGATGTCCTGGCGACCAATGCTCTTGGCATCATCCCACGCGCGCTTCGCAGCACGTGCGACTCCATCCCAAGCACGCTCAATCCAACCCAGGTTCTCCAGAATCTTCGGGGTCCGCTGGTTGATTGCGTCAGCGTAGGCCTCAGTCGCCAGCTTCACCGCGCCGGCGTGATCCCCCTGCTCCTCCAGCGCCTTGATCTGCGAGTAGACGGATGCGGTGAGGTAGTTGTACTGCTCGTTCAGGGCTTTCGAGGCCTTCACAGGGTCCTCTCCCAGCCTCACGAACTCGGCGACGGTATCCCCTACCGCGCGGCCAGTTGCCTCTTCCATCGACAGCGCGGCCTGAGTGATGGCAACGAAGCTTTCGCTGGCCAAGTCTCCCTTGCCCGCCAGGGTGGCCAGCACTTCGGCAGCAGCTCCGGTCGTGCCAACCGTACTGCTGACCTGGCGCGCCATTTCGCCCAGTCCAGAGGCGCTGGTACCAGCGTAGTTACCGGTCATGATCAGCGCCTTGTTGTATTCACCCTGTTCCTTGCTGCCCAGGTACGCCGCCGCAGTCACACCACCGATCGCCGCTGCCAGCAGCCCAATCGGGGCCAGGACGCCGATAACACCGCGCGCGGCGCCGCCGGCGTTCACACCGATCTCGGCGATGTTGTGGGCGGCGACCCGCCAGTTACCGGTGGAGAGGGCGTTACCCAACTGCAACACGTTCTCGCGCGCTTCTTTGCTGGTCAGCCCAAGCTTGTTGATCGCGCCGCCGGTCCCTTCGATGTCCCGCCGCTTCGCCGCGATCTTCTCCAGGCCAGCGGCCAACCCGGCGTCATCCAGCCCGCCGGCGGCGCGCAGCCCACGCAACGCGGCTTCCTGCTTCTCAAGCCTGGCCAACGCGGCGGTCACCGGATCGATGCTGTTGACCGTGCGTTGCATCGCTTCGATCTGACGGTTCTGCGCCGCGACCAGGCGCTGCTTCTCGGCGGCCTCCTTGGTTTCCGCCTTCTGCAACCGGTCATAGGCCGCACCCAGGCGATCCTGATACTGCGCCTCGTCCTGCAGCGTGGTCAGGCCGGCCTTGCGCGCCCGCTCGAGCAAGCTCTCGGCGCGAATCAGATCATCGATGTTGGCGACGTTGCCGGAAAGCGCCCGTTCCAACTGGCTGATGATGGATATCTCGCCAGCGGCACTGTCGTATACCTTCCGGCTGGCAGCAGCCTGGCGTTCACGCGCACCGGCCGCCTTGTCGACACTGCGGGCAGCGTCCTCCTCCGCGCGCGACACTCCCTTGGTGGCCTGCTCGAGGCCCTTGCTGGCGTCGGACAGGTTGTCGATTGCCTGTTCGGCCTGATCGGCGGAGTCGACCAGCTTGTCGAGGTCCTCGGCCGCCTTGGCGGCCGGGCTCGAATCGACCTTGATGCCCAGTTCGGCGAAATTGCTCATCCCGACTCCCTCTGCTCGCGGAAGGTCCGCAGAGCGGCGTCTTCCATTACCCGGATATCCGCGAATACCGCGGGTTGCTCACCAGCGGCTACGCCGCACATCTGCATCACCACTGGCAAAGCGGTGTAGTCCAGGCCTGTTGCGCCACACATGCCGGCCCGCCACTGGGTACTCATCGCCTCGAAGACGATGAAGGCCGTCCAGTTGCAGGGCCAGAGTTCCATCTGCTCGTCGCTTTCGTCGAAGTCATCCGGCGACAATCCGAACTGCGCCAGCTCCTGGGCGCTGGCTGCAGGCCGATAGAGTTCTTGTGCGGCGCGCTTCAGTTTCCCAAGCGCCCTCTGCTGTAGGCGCTCTGGTAGGCCTCGAGGATGGCCTCGGGCACGCTGACCAAGGAGGACACCAGCAGCCGGACGTTGGCCTCGGTGAACGCCTCGTCGAACCCCCACCCGGCCACAACGGCTTGTACCTGCTCGACCTGGAGGTCGATCTGAGCCTTGGTGAACGCTTCCAGAGACTGCTCGCGAGTCTCCTCGACCAGGCGCTCGAACCGCTCTCCCCAACTGCTGTAGAGGTCAGCCAGGGCTTCACGATCCAGGTACTTGAAGGTGAATGGCACCTTGATGGACTCCCCGCCGAGGCGGGGAATCTCCACACTGGATTCGAAGGTGGGGGCCTGCGCGATGCTGAACTTCTTCGCCATGACAGTTCCTTAGGGGGCCGGGTTGTAGCGAACCGGGCGGCCATCGAGAGCGATGGTCAGGGTCCGGGTCATGATTTCGTTGACGTTCAGGGTCGGGGTGTCGCTGACCGAGACGTAGCCGTTGTAGAAAACCTCCGATCCGTTGCGCAGCGTCAGGCGGATCACCTGCAGCGCTTTACTCTGGTCCGCCGCCTCAATCACCGCCCACTGCGGCAAGTTGGGGTCGTCGGCGATCGGCATCGAGAACGACTGCGCGTTGCGGAAGGTAGGCAACTGGCGCTGGTCATCGTCCTCGAGATACTGGTACTGGACGAACTGCTGCTCGCCGCCGGAGGTGGTCGGGTTCATCACCTGCTGGATCTGCTGCCAGGTGAGGACCTTCTTCGCCGAGCCGATACCGCCGCCGGCCGGGTAGCGGATCACATCGGTGGTATCGATATTGCCCAGGGAGAAGGTGTCCTCGGTGGAAACTGCGACCTTGACGGCTCGGCCGTTCAGGCCAGTCCAGCCGGACACCAGCGACACGACGTCACCGACCAGCAGGCCGTGAGCATCTGCGGTAGCAACCGCTGGCTTGGCGTTGGAGACAGCGGTAATCGGAATAGCCGGGCCGTAGGTGGCAGCAATGGCCAGCAGCGCGCCGTTGGGGAGGCTTGCGGACATGGAGTTTTCCTCGTGTGGAAATGAAAAAACCCGCTCATGGCGGGTGCTGGTGTGCCCATGCGGGCGATCAGAAGATGTCGGCGCGATAGCCGATGGAGACTGGCTTGGTATCGGCGATGTCCCCCGATATCCAGGGTCCCGGCGCTGGTGGGCTCACCACCTGCACAGAGAAACCGGGGCGAGACAACTCGCTGTAGAGAGGGAACTGCTGACCCAACCCGGCGATGATGTCTGCGGCAACGCCGGTGCCCTGCCCGCCAGGGACCACGATGCTGATCTGGAACACACCGGTGAAGCCCCGGTGGTAGCCGCCCAAGTCGCTACTGGTACTGCCAGCGGGCAGCGTGAAGCAGCGCAGATAGATGGCACCCGGCGTCGGTTCGAACGCCACATTCGGGTACGCGACCGGGATTCCCTTGGCCTTCGCCCAGACGTCCAGGCGAGCCTCGAACAGTTGCTGAATGATCTCGTGACTCATACCTGGTTCGCCCTGACGGCGGCCTCCACAATCTGCTGGAATTCGGCGATGGTCACCCGGACCATGCCAGCCGGCGCCTGGCTGGAGTGCCCGTACTCCAGCGGTACCGCATACGGCAGGTTGTTCACCAGGTAGGCGGTATCACCGAGTTTCAGCGGCTGGACCCCAGCGGTCACTGCAGAAATTGCCTTGCTGCCAGTCGGGTCGACGTCATCAATCTCCCCCTGTGCGGCCGTGCCGATGCTGAACTGCCAGTTGGCGCGAAAGCGCCCGCCAACATACCCGCGCCCGACCACCATCCCGTTGACGTCGAAGTTCTGGTCACGCTCCGCCTTGGTCAGCGGCTTCGCGTGCTTCACGCCTCGACGTAGCTTCCCGTTCCTGGTGAAGTTGCTCGGATTCAGGTTGATCAGGGTGTTGCGAATCGCGACGTTCTCGTCGTAGCGGTCCGCCGCGGCGCTCGCCCTCTGGCGGTAAGCGACGTTCGCGGCCCACCGCTCCGGGTCACCGACTGGAGATTTCTCGATCACCTTGACGGACAGATCCAACATGATCCGCTGGTAGATCGCATCGCCGGCAGCCAAGGCTTGGTCGCGGAACTGCGCCACCGCTGCAGCGAAGCTGCCCTGGCGCCCCGAGTAGCGTTGACGCATGCGAGAGCCACGGGCCATACGCTACCTCCTCGCCTGCGCGACGAAACCGATGTCCAGGCCGGCATAATTCCAGGCTTTCGCAGTCACCACCTTGAAGGCCTCGCCGTCGAACTCGATACGGTCGCCGTTCCTCGGCGCCGGCATGTCCTGCCCCCCGAGCTGCACTGGTGACATGATGATCTCGACATCACCCTGTTGGATCAGCGAGCCGTCGATAACCCGCATGTCGTAGTCCTGGCGCATGCCGGAACCATCGAAGCGGCGCTCGATGGTTGGACTTCCACCGGTCGCCGGGTCGTACTCGCCCTGCTCGAACTTGGTCAGGCGTAGCTCAAGCCCCTTACCGCCCTTACTCCGCGGTGCCAGCATGCGTATGGCCATCGCCCGGGAACGGTCGTAGATATCAGCCATCAGCTCATCCTCGACACCCTGACGTTGAACATGCCGCCACCGACGGTCAGCTCCTCCAGAAGCCGATCCACTGCAACGTAGCGCGGCTGCCCCTGGTTCACCGGATCGGCGTAGACCGTGGTGAGGGGTCCCACCGTCTCGGATTTCACGGCGGAGGCCTGCTGTACCGTGTCCAGCGGCCCGTCGAGCGCCAGCAGGGCCAGTTCGCACGTTGCGGCCTGCAGCTTCCGGTTCGGCCAGGCCAAGCCGGTGCGTGGAAACTCCAGCGGCTGGTCCGGGTCGACCTTCGAGCCTCGGAATTGATAGCTGCGGTCGATGTAGTCGGTCGCCCTGATCAGTACCGAGGAACGGCTGTCATTGGAGGCCGACGCCCAGGCAGCATTGCCGCGCTGAGCGTGATACTCGGTAGCCTGGTCGACGGAGACGTAACTGTTGGCGCTTTCACCCTCAGTCACCACCGCCATTGGCTTTCTCCTCGGTCGTCTTCAGGAGCTCGCGCAGCGAATCGGACGTGGCACCTTCCGGCACCTCGACACCCAGTTCAACGAGACGCGCCAGCATCTGCTCGTCGTTCAACGGCGAGGGCTCCTGGGCCGCCTTCGCCTCGGCGAGCAGTTTCGCCAACGCAGCCTTGCCTGCACGCCCATCGAACGCAACGCCGAGGGCCTTCAGGTCAGCCTTGATTTCGTCGAGGGTCGGCTCGCCGTCCTGGCCGCCCGAAGCCTTCGCAGCACCGCTGGTTTGCAGTTCGATCAGGCCGTAGGCCGCCGAGTATGCCCGCGGCACCTCGCCGGCCACCGCATCGGCCTGTTCGAGGAAGTCACCCTGGCGATAGGCGAGCGGGTCCCGAATCGTCAGCCCATTGCGCTGGGCGAAGTCCATCTGGTCCGAGGTCGCCGGGCCAGCTACAAACCACAGAATCTTCTTGGTCATTGTCCACCTCATAAAAAGGGGGCCTGGCGGCCCCTCTGCGGTTACTTGCTCAGCACCAGAACGCCGGCGGTGTCCTTGACGCTGGTGGCGGTGCGCTCCCAGTTCGCCGCGGTGCCGATCGCGGTATCGTTCGGCGAAGCGCCGCCCGTACCGGTCTTCCAGGTGTAACCGAGCACGCCCAGGTTGTAGCTCCATTCGGCCTGGTAGACCGAACCCAGGTTCTCCTTGCCGGTAGTGCGGTTCAGAACGGCGTCGAAGTCGTTGTTGCCGGTCACCAGCACCGAGCTCTGCACCAGGCCCAGCGAGCGGAACGAAGCCGGGTTGGCCTCGGGGTCGGCGCCGGCCGGCACGATCAGCGAGTCGGCGTCGGTCACCACGAACAGACGGCCGAACGGGTCGCGCATCACGTTCACGCCGTCGTAGGTGAACAGGTTCTCGGCGTTCGCAAGAGCGTTGTCGTAGAGATCGCTGACCACGCTGGAGTGGAACACCCAGGCCGCGATGGCGTTGGCGCGGTCACCGAACTTGAACGCCGCCTTGTTCAGGGTGCGGAAGGTTGCGGTCTCGGTGGCGCTGCCATGGGTCGCGTCGGCGTGACCACTGATCGCAGCCACCGCGCCGCGGATGGCGGTGTTCAGCATGTCCGCGACACGTGCTTTACCCAGTTGCTCACCGATGGTCAGGGCCGCCAACGCCGGGTTCTGCAACACCCAGTTGTACTGGGCCGCTTCATACTCGATCGGTGGCGTGCCGGCGGCGACCTTCACCGCGGCGTTGAGCAACTGCGTCAGACGAGTCGCAGCCACGTCGCCGTTGCCGTAGACGTTGCGGCGGCGCACCAGATTGGCGATCAGCTTGAAGCTGGCCTTGATGTCGAAGTCGCCCTGCGCCGGCGCGTTCTGCAGGACGATGGTGCCGGCGGATGCCTGGTTGAATTTGTCGATCGCCTGGGCGACGGTTTCGGTCAGAGCCGTGTAGGTCTGCTTGTTGAATACAGCGAGATCGAAAGCCATGTGGCCTCCTTACTTGATCGTTTCGAGGTAGGCGACCTTCTCGGCCTCGGTCTTGCAGTCGGCGAGCGACTTGGCCGTGCTGCCGGAGGGCTTGCCGCCCGGGGGCGTTCCGCCGCCGGAGTGGCCAGAGCCCTTCAGGATCTGGTCGCGGTAGGGGTACTGGTCGACGAGAATCTCCAGCGCTTCATCGAAGTCGGCGGCCTCGCCGGGACGGGCCTTGCTGTACAGCTTGTTGCCGTGGGCGTCGTAGGCGACGACATTGCCGTCCTCGATCTTCAGGTGCTTACCGAACACGGACTGCACCATGTCGGCCGGAACAGCCAGGCGGTCGGCCACGAACTTCGAGCGGGAGAAGTTGCCGCCGATCTTCTCGGAGTAGAGCTGCTGCTCCAACTGCTCCGCGCGCGTGGTGGCCTCGGTCAGCTTGGTGTCGTAGGCCTTGCCGATTTCAGCCTTCACCTTCTCGATCTCGCCGGCATCCACCAGCTTCTTCGCGTCGAGGTTGGCGACGGTTTCCAGGGCTTTACGCGCTGCGGCCGGGTCCTCGATGCCTTCGAAGTCTTTTGCGATCTTCTCGGCCTTCTCCGCCCGCTCGCGGTGCTGCTTGGCCTCTCCGTTCAAGCGGGTGATGGTGGCTCGGGTACCAACCGCATCGAAAGCGATCTCCTTGCCGTCATCCTCCACGTAAACCGGCTTGCCATCCTGGACCTCGGCGTATTGCTTGCCATCGACTTCGACAGTCTTCAGTTTCATCTCGTCTTTCTCCGGCCATCCGGCCATTGCGATGGGCCATCCGGCCCGGAAGGCGCCCCGCTCCATCCGAAACGCAGGCATGAAAAAGCCCCGGACATTGCCGGGGCCTACACGAATTGGTGATCAGATCAGTCGGGCGCGTACAGCGACTTGAGTTGGGCTAGGCTCAGCGGGTTGCCCCGCTGGTCCAACAGGTCGCTCAAGGTGATGACGCCTCGGCGCCAGAGGTCGGCGCGGCCGGGCCCCAGTTTCTCGTCCTGGAAGGCCTTCGACTTACCCTTGAGCCATGTCTCGAAGTTCAGACTGGCCGGCACCTGGCCGTCCATCGACGCCCGGGTGCTCTTCACCTCGTCGACGTCGATACCTAGCTCACGCATCGTCTTGAGCCAAGGCAGAGTGGCACTGCGACACCCCCAGTGCCGCGGGCAACCTTGCTTGTACGGCAACGAGTGCCCCACAGGCCTAAACTGCAGATCCCAAGTCTTCTGGTCGTAGACCATGCAGATTTCAGTGGTGTGCGAGTCCAGGGTGCTGAGCTGGCGATACCCTTTCACCGGGCCATTCTCGCCAGAATTGGCCTTGTAAACCTCCATCCTGGCGCCATTGGCCACCGCTTGGGCGCTGTTGTGGACCAAGGTCCGAGCCGCGCGCTTGCTGACATCCATGAAGCCCTTCACCGGCGGTTGGTCGCCCCGAGCCCGGCGGCCGACGATCTGGGTGACCATCTGTTCCGTGGTCTCGCCGTTCACGAAGCCATTGCGCACCACACCAGCGAACCGGAACGACACATCCGCAGCCTGCTTGAGCCACCATTGCTTGGTAGGCGCGCCCTCGATGAGCGTATTAGCAACCACAGCGCTGAGTCGGTTCTTGCCGACGCCGAGCATGATTGGCCGGCTCACCAGGCTGTTGACTGAGCTCGACGCGAAGCCTCCTTCGATGACCGCGAGTTGCCGCAGATTGGCATCATGCGCTGCAGCGATCTCGGTGTACTGCGCCTTGATTGCCTTGGCCGCCTCGTCGAGGATCGCGTTGACCTCCTTGACGTTCTTCAGCGGCAACCGGCGGCCCTGCAGCAGCTTCACCAGCTCCTCGGCGAGTTCGGTGATCTTCTCCTCGACTTCCTTCGACATACCCGCCGTGGTCCTGATCAGATCGATACCATGGTCGGTATACAGCTCCGCCAGCAACACCTCCAAGCGAGTCATATCGCAGGCTCCTGGTTGCGGATCCGCTCCTGCTCCGACTCCCAGTCCAGGTCCTCGGCAAGCATGCCGCGGCGCTGGGCCTCGTTGAACAGGGTCTGGTCTGACAACGAGCCGCCGTCACGCATGCGCTGCAGCACACCCATGGTCTCGGCCGGAGCGTAATCCGGGTCGAGATTCGGCTGGAGCTGCACGGTGCCGCCCTCGGCGCGGTTGTTCAGTGCGAGGGAGAAGTACGACAGGAACAGCACTAGGCTGTCCTGCAGGCCCTGGCACATCATTGCCAGTTTGCTGGTCTCCTTCGCCGATTCCTCGCCAGACTGCTTCGCCGTCATGACCTGGGTGGACTTCTCCACCAACTTCGCACCGGCCTGTCTCATCTCCTCTTGCAGTGAGTCAAGCTGCTCCCGCGCGGTCTTGATGGCGGCGCCGGTGTGCTCGACGTACTTCATGTCGGCCTCCCGAGGCAACTTCACCGCGGAGCGCGCGCCGATGGCCAGCTCGTCGCCGGAGTCGACGCCAGTCATCACCAGGATCGGCACGCAGGCGACATCAACCAGACTGTCCAGGGAGGACTGGAGCCACCAGTGCTTTGCCACCAGGTGGGCGAGTTCGAGCAGCGGTGGCTTCGCCGTGAGGAATCCGGTACGCGCGGTGTAATACGGCACCAAGGGGATGAAGCCGAGCGTGTTCGGCGTGTCCGACACCATCTCCCACCCGTCCTTGCCCTCCTCGAACACGCGATGCCGGTGGGGCTCGATCACGCGGATCTGCTCAACGGACTCGTCGGTGAACTCGTCCACCTCCTCCACCCGGCACGTCCGGAAACGGAACTGGGTCAGGCTGTCGACACCAGCAACCTTGCCGGTCTTCCACCCCAGCACCTGGCCAGGCTCGATCAGCACCCCATAGGGCCTGAAGCCGGCCTGTTGCTCGGCCTGCCGTGTGTTCGGCAGATCCTCTGGCCGTTGCGGTATCTCGACCAGGGCGAACTTCAGGCCATACTCCAGCCCGCCGCGGAACCAGTCCTGGGCGAACACCTGCAGATCACGTCCCTCCGTATCCACGTCGGTCAGCAGGTCGGCGATCTCCTGCGGCACGTCATCACCGATCACGACCGGCTTCGCAAACACCCGCCCCACCATGGCGCCGACCGTTTCCTCGAACGCGGGGTGCAGCGTCGCCAGCTTCAGCCGCGCTTCATAGTCCTCCCTCGTCTCGAGCTGCCGCTTGGGCAGATACGCCTCCCCCGCTTCGCGCATGGCCGAGGTGCCGCCCTTGATGCAATCGATCAGCTTCCAGTGCTCGCGCATCTCCTCGACAGCGGCGCAGCACTGGCAAACGGAATCGCTCATTGTCAGAACCTCAGGGTGGTAACAACGGCCGCAGGTCGCTCGACCGGGAATTCCTTGTGAATGAAGTAGCCCGCCGCATCGTTGGGGTGGTCGATGTCGGCCGACTTGTCCGGCTCACCGTTGGCGCCCCACACCTGCTGTTCCAGGGCATCGGCGTAGGTTGGGCACCGGTCGGGGTTGACCCGATATCGGCGCTCGCCCTTGGCGTTGCAGAACATGGCGTTCATGGAGTTGATCCGATCCTTGACCGGCGGGTTGGCGGCGGGCGCCGAGACGACGAAGCCGGCCTGCTTGAGTAGCGCGATATCGGTCTCGCTGGCCCGTACCGATTTGCGCGAGTCGCCGGAGGCGTCGGGGTAGATCCTGATCTGGCGGGTAGGCCGATATTCGCCGTCGGCGTACAGCCAGAACCGCTCCTTGATCTGGCGGATCATGTCAGGGGTGTCGTACCCGTTGACGATCTCGTCGACCGCGTGCGGCAGGCCCAGGCGCTTCACATGCACGACGGCGGCCATCTTGCCGACGTTGAAGTCCATACCCACGAATATCGGCTCGCCTGGCTGTACAGCCTCCTGCGAGGCGTTGAGAGTTCGATCGTAGGCGGTGTAGATGGTGCCCGACGTCAGGTTGACGAACTGGCCGCGCAGGTACGCCGCGATCAGTTGCGGCGGGTACGACTCCATCAGCGAATCGATGTAGTCGTCCGGCAGGTTCGCCTCGTTGTCGTAGGTGCTGGCCTGTACCAGTCCATACAGGTCCTGCAGGTGCGGCTTCTCGCGCAATTGCTTCACGAACTGCTGGAAGACGAACTTGAAGCCTTCCGGGGTGGTGGTGACGTCGACACGGTTGCGCAGGCCGTCCACCTTGTAGCGCATCCGCGCGATGATCTTGCGCCAGGCCTGCTGAGCCTTCTGCGCTGGTAAAACGTCGATCTCATCGCTCAGCGCGCGGCCGACCTTGAAGCCGACGATGGTCTGCGGCTTCTCCATGGAGCGGCAGATGATCGTCGTGCGGTAGGCGCTACCGCTGTACAGGTGAACCTCATGGTTCGCCTGGTTGATCTTCGTCCGCAGCCCCCAGTCGAAAGCCACCTCCTCCATCGTCGGATAGAAGATGTCGCGGATCTGGGCGTAGGTCGGTGCGAAGTAGCCGGCGTTGATGCGCGGCCACTCCCAGGCGTGCTGGGCGAGCCCTGAGCAGCCCACCCACGTCTTGCCGGAGCCGAACCCAGCGACAAAGCCGCAGAACTTGTGCGGAAGCGCCAGGAACTTTGCCTGAGGCACGTTAAGCGTCGGCATCGCGCACCCTCGCGTCGATGATAGTCACCGCGACGCTGGTCGGCGGCGCATCGTCCTCGGGGTTTTCCAGCAACTTCAACTCGGCGCGCTTCTTCGCCACGTCCAGTCGCTTCAACTCAAGGTCCAGCGCAGCCGACTCGGTGCCGACATGACGGCTCAGCAGCTCCAGGTTGCGGAGCTTGTCCGGCCACTTGACCTTGCGGAGCACGCCAGCGATGCGGCGGTCGTCACCGCGGCCCTCGAACAACTCGGCGATCTCGATGCCGGACAGGAACTGGCGCCAGGCCCGGGGCCAGTCGCGGATCGACCGGAACGATCCGTCGTCCTCGAGGATGTCGAGTACGTCCATCTCGTCGATCTCGCGTAGCCGCCGGATCACATAGTCGGCCTCGACCTCGGTGCGCTTCGACCGCTCGGCCATGGCCTGGGCGATCGCCTCAGCCACCTCGGGGATGCGGAGCAGCTCGTAGCCCATTTCGGCCGCGCGCTTCTTGGCGTACCCGGCCCGGATGGCTGCCTGCGTCGCGTTGAGGTCGACCAGGTACTCCTCGACGAACAGGCGCCGCTTCTTGTTCAGCGCCATGAGGGACCTCAAATGAAAAGCCCCGCACTTGGCGGGGCTTCGTTTACGCGTTCATCTTCTCGAGAAGAAAATCGGCGAAGATCTCTTCGGTTTTGGACTCCCCTGCGCGGAACCACACACAGCGGACGTTCCGGCCGTTAGCCCGATGGGGGTCCTGGCTGAAGGCGGCGACGGTCATCAGTGGGCCGCCGCTCTTGAGCTGTACCACATCACCGAGTTGAAGTTCAGGCATTACACATCTCCTTTGCTGGTTGGAACCCAGTATATGGAGGCACGACGATGCCTTTTCAATGGCCTATTGCCTCCGCCTTTCTGCCCCGTTCCACCGCTCGCCCCACTCGATCCTGACGATCCGCGCCACGTTGCCGCGCGCCTTGAAGACCAGAACGGCCAGCACGACCAGGATGATCAGCAGCCAGGGCGACAGCGCTGGGTGGTAGTTACCGCGCAGCGTGTCGAGGAAAAACGTGAGGGAGTAGCAGCCCGAGCCAACGGACAGCAGGTACGCCAGTAGCGATACGCCAGCACGGTAGCGCGCGCCCTGCCGGCGGTAGCTGGCGATGCGAACGCAGATCGCGCTGCAGATCACTGCGGCGACCAGGGACCACGGATCAACCATTCCGGCCATCTCGATCATCTCGACCTCCAAAGCGGCCCGCGATGAAGCGGAACCAACCCGGCGTCTTCCCCCCCTGCACCCACTCCAGCAAGCTGATGCCCAAATAGACGCACAACAGGGCGCCGACCCCAGCCACCAGGCCGGAGGTCTCAACCCATTGCTTACCGACGAACTCGCCGGCGATGTAGTAGCCGAAGATCCAGGACACCAGGAAGTACCCGACGCGGGAGAAGACCGAGAGGTCTTTCGCCTGGACTACGAAGAACATGGCGCCAGCAAAGGCGCCGATGATGGCGTTAATGTCGACGCCCAGCAGGTAGCCGCCGCCGAATCCGACGGCGCCAGCAACTGCGATGGCTCCGGCTTCGGACATGGGGCGATCTCCAGGGTGTTCAGGCAGATGGGCTGCGTGCACTGCGCCGCCCTGGTGTAGTAATCAAAAAGCCCGGCTGTAAGCCGGGCTTTTAATTCGTCGTATCGATCAGATTTTTCCTGCTTCAGCCAAACGCATCAGCATCTTTATGGCAATGGCCCCATTCGGCGAAAACCCACGCACAACTGAGGCCTCCGTGACAGGAAAATCAATATCGAAGAGATCATCCTGTGAAACCTTCACGAAGGTATTGAGGAGTATCTCAGCGTACTGCGCCTGCTCGGCGTCAGTATGGCGTTCAGGCAGTTGGCGATCGATGTAAGCGCCGACGGTGATGGGGCACACCGTTCGCATGGTTTCGTACATATCGATCAAGCTGCGGGCGGTGTCACTTAGGTTGGTTTTCATCCTGAAATCCTTCTACTGCAGGAGTCCAAGGTTTAACGATTCCAAAGTGATATCGCAACAAAAAACCCGGCGCGAGGGCCGGGTTTCTGTCTGTTCTGTCGTGCGGGCGTAACTGCGCACAGTGGCAAAACGATACCTAAACGCTCGCCAAAACGTCAAGCGACCTGTTTCAGACGCTCCCGCTGGCTCCAGTAGGCCGCAACGCGGTCATGGTATCGCTGGTGCACCTCGGGCAGTTCCAGTACGTCGTCGCCCCACTCCGCCCGGTAAGCCTCGCCATACCGCTTCATCCGCAACGCCCAGCGCGATAGCTGCTGGGCGGACATCCCGAGCAGGCGTTCGGCCAGGCGCTGCTGGTGGTGTTCACGGCGCTGGGCGTAGAGTTCGGCGCGAACCTCGGCGACCACGTCCCGGTCGTTCTCCAGCCAGCGCCAGCCCGGCCCCTTCCGGAGCCCGCTCTGCTTCGCAACCACCTCGGCCACCGGCTTCAACGCCTGGGCATCCAGCTTGTCGACGTGGCGCGCGAGTCGCTCCCAGGTGCTGGCGTAGTCCCGAGCCCAGTGGCTGGGGTCGACGCGGCAGCCCAGGCGCTCCTCGATGAACAGGCAGACCTCGCCTGGGCCCAGCGTGTCGCGGCCATTCACCGCCCGCTTGTGCGAGTTGATCGCCGCCAGCGCCATCCAGTAGGCGCGCTCGCCCTGGCGCTGTGTGAGCTGGCCAAGACCGGCGCCGATCCAGACCAGGCCGTGAGCGATAGCCACATCGTCACCGGTGGCCAGCGGCGAGTACAGCGTGTGGCCGAAGTGCTGCAGCGGCTTCGGCAACGTGCCGATGGCAGCCATCACCAGGCCGGCGGCCAGCATGTGGGCGGAGCGCCCGTTGGTATCTTTGCGGTCCGGGTGCGTCTCGTTCGCCACCCGCCCCCGCTTGCCGAGTTTCGCCTTCTCCGCGGCCACGGCGAGGACCGAATCGCGGTTCTCGTAAAGTGCGTCGTGCCATGCCTGGCGGGCGCTGGTCAGTTTCATTTCGGCTCTCCCCTGTGGTTTTCTGTGGTCACTGCTCGCCCTCGAGGAGAGGGACGACTTTCACTCGCACGCCCGGCGTTTCGCCGTAGCGCTTCCCCACCATCGCCTTCACGACCTGGACGTCGTCCTTCCAGACGACACCGTTCAGGCCGTCGTAGATCGCCTTGATCACGTTGTCCATGTCGGGCTTCTTGGTGGGGTACAGCTGCCCGGCCAGGGCCTGGGTCTTCCGCTTTTTCGACATGGATTGAGGGATGCTCAGGGCGATATCCAGCTCCACCATCACCGGCCCTTCCAGCAGCGCGCGGCCTGCCATTGCCTGGTGGCCGCTGTGCGCGATCAGCCCCTCGTAGCTGGCCGTCTTCTCCGGCGTGAACATCCGGGCATGCCCAGCGACGCGACCGATGCGCGGCCTTCCCTTCCCGACCGGCTCGCCGGGGACCGTGAACAGCACGGGCCGCAGATCAGACATGCGCCTGCCCTCCTCGGCGGATTCCCATCTTCGCCAGCAGCAACGCCCGCGCCTGCTTCGGATCGGTGGGCAGGCCCTGGGCGTAGATCAGGTCACGCGCTTCGCGGTGGGAGTGCGCCATCTGCTTCTGCATCGGGGTCTTCTCCTCGTGACCGATCGCTTTCGGGATCTCCTCGTCCAGCGGCTTGCCCATGGCGGCGCGGGCTTTGACGATGGCGTAGTTGCGGGAGAAGACCTTGCGCAGCGCCTTGTCCGTCAGCTTGCCGTGTTTCAGGTCCCACGTGCCGGTGGCTTTCGCCGCAATGCGTACCGCCTCGTGGGCGTAGATACCGCGCAGCGCCTGCTCCCATGCTTCGTCCTCGGTGGGCATGCCGTGCACTTCCAGGCACAGGGCGCGGAAGACGTTCGCCGGCGGCGGCCAGTCGAATTCGGTCCCCTTGTGCACCAACGCGGCCAGGCCGTTGGCCAGCTGCTGGCCGGTCAGGCCGTTCAGCACGGTCGCCCAGGCACTATCGGGATTCGGGTTGTCGCCAAAACTCGACGTCCAGCGGTGGCCGTACATCTCCGTCATCTTCAGCCAGAGGCGCTCCAGAAGCCTGTCGGGCAGCTTCGTTGGCTGCGATGTTGGCTGCGACTCGGTCGACGGCTGAGCGAGGGCCCTGTCGATGTGAGATGCCGCGCTTTGCGGCACGATGGCCGGCTTGGCCTTCGGCGTTTCCTGCTTGGTTTCCATGGCTGCTCCTGTTCTGGTCGAAGCGCTGGTTGCGGCGGATTTTCTGTGCCAGTTCGTGCTCCCACTGGCCTTGGGACTGGTATTTCTCGGGGCGGTTGATCCAGTAGCTGCGGAATTCGAGAAGCTCGTCGTCGCGTAGCTGGTAGGTCCCAATCCCGTTCCGCACCAGCGTTGCCGGCCACCCCTTCGCACTCGGCACCCAGGCCTCATGCATCGGGAATCGGTCAGCACCAGATACCGGCTCTGCCTCGCGCGCGTTACGTGACGGAGGAGGTATCGGAGGAAGACCGGATGTAGGCCCCACCTCTGGCCCCACCTCTGGATAACCTCCGGCCCTACCTCTGGCCCTACCTGCTCCAGCCTCTTCGCTGTAGCCCAGTAGTTCCGGGGCTTCTGGCTCTAAATCCTTGGCCCCACCTCTGGCCCCAGGTCTGGCCCCACCTTGGTCAAACCTCTGGCCCCACCTCTCCGAGGCGAATTGATCCCGTGAAGCCTTCGGCAGGTTGAAAACGAAAGGACCGATGCTGGGCATAGGCTCGACCATGCCGCGGCGCACCAGCGCATCGATGGTGTAGCGGGCCTCCTTGCGGGTCGCCTTGTGCGCAGGACGCCCAGGTGATGCCGGGATGCTCAAAACCTCGATCAGCATCTGCTCGCTCAGGCGGCGGGTTTCGCCGGCGATGCCGGTCCTGTAGTCCATGAACATCCGGATCGCGCAGTACACCTTCAGCAGCTGATGCGGCTCGTCGAAGAGCGCATCCCACTCCTCGTCGTTGATCTGGAAGGACGGCACGGCTACCCCTGAACAAGGCGCGGCCGGCGCATCTGGTCAATCATCCGCAGCGCCTCATCGGTCGCCGCCCTGGATTCGGAGAGCTCCCGGTGGGCCTCCTGCAGTTCCTGGTCATCGGCGCCGTCGACGAGGTTGGCAACAGCCTGCTGCGCCTCACCGTTCTCCTTGATGAGTGTTCGGAGCATGCAGAGCACCTCCGGCCGCTGGCCGGCATCTCCGCCGATCAAGCGCACCGACACGCCCAGCGGCGTCAGGATGTCGCCCAGGGCCTGGACCTTCAGGTCAGTCGGCAGCGCGGCGAGGATGCTGGGTACGAAGTTCGCCGGCACCAGGTTGGTGTCCTTGGTTCCGTCGTCGAGCCAACGGAAAACGCGGTCGGCGTTGACCTTCATCCGCTCGGTTGTATCGCGCGTCGGCGGGTCGAAGATGATGCCGGTGATCAGCGCTCCCTGGATGCGTTCGTGCACCTCCACGATGTGCTGGACAACGGTCTCTCGGCTCCACCCCTCTCGGCGGCGCCACTGGTTCACAACGCCAAGCAGGGTTGCGATGAGGGTGTGCGATTCGCTTCGCATGACGTGGCGGCTCCTGGCCAGTAAGGTGCGTTCAGGCAGCCGCACCCCATGGGAACGACGGACACAGTTCGCTTCGAAGGACCCGGCCAGCGGTGAGCGCCTCGATCTCAACTGCACGTTTCGCGGGGATTGGTCGAACGCCTGAACACCACTGACTTACGGTGGGCGCCCTCACGTTGAGCTTTCGCGCCAACTCGGCTCGACTGCCCAACAGCTCGGCGGCCTGGCGCACTGCTTCTGCTGGAGTCATGTCTCTTCTCCGGGGAATGTTGGAGAAAGAGTAAGGCATTAGCTAATCTCAGGCAAGCCATTGCCTAACCACACTACAACTGACGTTAAATTAGGCAATGCTTACCGGACCCCAACTCGGCGCCGCTATCGAGGCCGCCAGACTCGCCAAAAACATGTCGAAAAAGGCTCTCGCAGAGCAGTTCGGCGTGAAGCCCCCTTCTGTTCAGGGATGGATCAACACCGGCAGGATCGACAAAGCGAAGCTGATCGAACTGATATCGTTCTTCTCAGGGGTCGTTGGCGCAGAACACTGGGGCTTAAGCGAAAAGGAGGCGGAGCTTATTGCGCCGAGTAGCTCACATCAGCATCCTGGCTCATCGGCCGCGGAAAAGGTGATGGAGATGCTCCAACACCACGGCAAAGGGCTGAGTGGTGAAGCCAAGGCGAAAATCGCGCAGGCAGTAGCCGAGTCCCTCGATGGCGATCAATCGACGACATCGAACGTGATTCACGCTGACTTCAGCCGCACCACCCTGGTGAAAGGAAATACGATCTCGATCGCCCAGTACGACGTGCGCGCTGCCATGGGCGGCGGCCAGGTACCGGCCGAGTACCGCGAGTTCGTCAGGAATCTGGTCGTCGACAAGGTCCAACTGGATGACCTTGGTCTGAAGTACACCGATCCGGCCAACCTCAAGATCATCACCGGGTGGGGCCAGAGCATGCTGGGCACCATCGAGGACAAGTCCCCGATCCTCGTCGACGTGGGCATCACCGACTTCGTCGAGGAAGGCGTCTACGTCTTCACCTGGCTGCAGCACCTGTTCGTGAAGCGGGTGCAGATCCACGATGCCGAGCACTACCTGCTGGTGTCGGACAACAAATCCTTCGAGCCGCAGAAGGCCCGCATGGAAGACGTTCATTTCCAGGCCAAGGTCCTGGGGGCCTGGAACTTCAGAAAGCTTTGACAGGCAAGGTCATCTGGCGGGGTGGGTATTTGTAGCTATGGGCGGATCATGGGGAGGGATAAGGCCCAGGATGGATGAGGTTTACATCCAAGCCAGGTTGCAGGTGGCGTGGAACGCCAAAAAGCTCTGACGTGGCCAGTCATCGGATCGGTGCTCGACCGTCTAGAAAATGGTGACGACACCAGCGATCAGCTTGTCTAATGTGATGACAGTGGACCAGACGAAGTAATGTGATGCGAGAGAGGCAGGCATAGCATGGAAGCGCTCGTAAATCCCGAAATACTGCGATGGGCGCGGGGGCGCGCTAGGCTCAGTATTGAGGCTCTAGCGAAGAGCTTGGGGACAGTTGGAGAGAATCTCATCGCGTGGGAAGACGGCCGTAAGAGGCCGACTTTCAACCAGGCTATGAATTATGCAAAAGCCACGCACATCCCTTTTGGATATCTCTACCTTCAGAAGCCGCCGGTAGAAGAACTTCCACTTGCAGACCTGCGAACCGTAAATGGTCGCGAGCCCGAGTATAGTCTCGCCCTTAGAGACACTATCAGGTGGGCGATAGAGCGCCAAGACTGGTACAAGGACTGGCTAATCAGTCAAGGGGATTTGCGTAACGAGTTAGTCGGAAAATTTAAGATTGCGGATGGCGTGGCGGCTGTTGTTCACGATATCCGGGAAAAGCTCGGAATGCTCGAAGCCCCTAAGCGCGGGAATTTTGAAGAATATTTCACAAAGTTGGTTAGTAAAATTGAAGAGTGCGGCATACTGGTCATGCGAAACAGTATTGTCAATAACAATACTAGTCGCCCGTTATCTGTTGAAGAGTTTCGCGGCTTTGCGATCAGTGACGCCGCCGCCCCACTTATTTTTATTAATACTGCCGACTGCCCAGAAGCCAGGCTGTTCACTCTAATTCACGAGCTTTGCCATATTTGGATTGGTGAATCCGGGGTTTCCGATGGTGAACCTTCTACGCATCGCAAGGAGGAAATTTTCTGCAATGCTGTCGCCGCAGAATTTCTTACTCCAGAGAAGGAGTTTCGACAGCTTTGGAAAGACGGAGATGAATGGAAAGACAATCTCCCAGAGCTTTGCAAGACGTTCCACGTGAGCGAGTGGGTAATAGCGCGAAGAGCACTGACTTTAGGGTTTATCAGCAAGGATGAGTACTCCGCTTTCATAGCCCAAAAGCTTGCCCTGCACAAAGCCAGAAACAAGGACGGAGCGCCGCCCTATAATCGGCTGCAAACGGGGCGAATCAGTAAAACTTTTGCCGTGGCAATTACCAGCGAAGCACTGAGTGGCCGGATGCTCCTCAGGGATGCAGCGAGGCTCATCGGAGTTAAACCGCATAAGCTTCCCGAATACTCTAAGAAGGAACTTGGGTTTTGAGTTATATTCTCGACGCGAACTCCTATATCCAGGCAAAAAACTTCCACTACAGAATGGGATTCTGTCCTGGTTTTTGGGATTGGCTGGACTCGGAATTTAAAAATGGCCAGATCGCTAGCGTCTTTATGGTCTACAAAGAGCTATCTGAATTCGGCGACGACCTTTCCGACTGGGTAAAAAAAAGACCGGATCATTTTCTCTCTATTGATGATGAGAATACCCAGAAGATGTATGCGACTGTCGCTGATCATGTGATGGGAATGAGGCTTCCAAAGGAAGCAGAGAAGATGCGCTTTCTCAGTGGGGCCGATCCATGGCTGATCTCCAAAGCGGCCACCACCGGGTATACCATAGTGACTCATGAAGTTCTTGTGCCGGACAACAGTCAAAAAATCAAGATCCCGAATCTCTGCAAGAATTTTGGGGTTCCGTACATAACTTCTTTTGATCTACTTGACACTCTTGGTGCCAAGTTAATAATCGACGATTCCAAGAAGAATTAAACAAGCCCCGCACCCGCGGGGCTTTTCGTCCCAGCCCACCTTTGACAGATGCCCTCCGCCGGCCAAGAAAGACAGCCGTCCGACACAGGCCACGCCTCGATTCCCATGCGGCCTTTTCGTTTACTTCCCCTACAGTCGTGACAGCATGATCTAGGCCTCAACCAGCAGGCCGAGGAGGCCATCATGACTCGCAATCACATTCGCACCACCGTTGCCCGAGCAAATCTCCTGCTTGATGCGATGCCGCGTACTCATCCTCGCCACTCATGCGACGACATTGCCAAGACGCGCAGGTTGATGACTATCAAGAAACGACTTGGTCGCATCGTTGTAGCCGGGCTCTATGTAGATGATTTGGTCTCGTCAGCGCACAGCGCCTTCAGTCGTACCCACGACCGATAGCGATTCGGAGCCCGCTACGCGCGGGCTCTCCTTCAGCTAGATCCTCTCCTCATGTAGACACTGAACCACCATGTCCGGCTCCTGCACCAGTTCAATCCCATCGACCACTTCAACGCCCTCCTCGTCTCCCGCCTCCCAGGTGAGCGTAACCACTCCGTCCTCCCCCAGCGACATCTCGAGTCCATCGGTTTCGGCCAACTCCTCCAGCACCTGCTTCCAGGCCTCTTCCGAATCCCCCTGCGCCTTCCAGATCGACGCCCGACGCTCCGCCTGAGCCCGCGGGCTACTGATCATCGCTGATACCCGTAGGCGCACCTTCTCCAATGGCGAGACCTGCCCTTTCCCTTGGTTGTTCTTCTGCACAGCCATCCTCCAAATACTGTTTATTCATACAGTATTTTCTGTTTGAAAAATCTGCAAGCCCGCCTCGCTTACCCACAGATAGTTAGTGCGCAAACTTAAAAATTAGGCATTGGCTATTTACAAAAATTAGGCATTAGCTTACTTTTTCTTCAACGCCAGCAACACACCGCTGGCCAGGCCGCAGCGAGCCAAGGCCTTGCCGACAGGCAGAACGGGTTCAGGGGGAGCCTCGCCCCGTGGCCAGCAGCGTAGATGGCCCTAGATCAAGGGAGAGCCAGTGGGCGAAGAGCCGCGACTGGCTGTCGGGACCTCAGGTCCCCCGAGAAAGTAGCCGCCCAGCCGGACGTGGCGCGTAACGTCGGCCAGTAACACCGATTTCCTCGATGCCCTTGGAAACAGGGGCATCAGGGAAGTCAACGAACACCAGCACGAAGGCCTATGAAAATAGGCACCGGCATCTGTAACGATGCTAAATCTTGCCTGTCCTACCAATCAGTGACGTAGATACTCTGAGCTTCACCAAAGCGCATTATCTCTCGCTCAAACTTCATACCGACGCGATTAAGTAGGCGGATTGATGCATCGTTCTTGCTTTGCGTTTCAGCAATCACCCTCTTCAAAGCCAAGGTGTCACTTGCATACTGCAACGCAAGGGTAAGTGCCTCAGTCGCGTACCCCATCCCACAGTGCTCTGGAAGCAACGCGTAAGAGACTTCTACGTCATTACCATCATGATGAGTATCTAACGAGATTACACCTGCAAACTGCTCGCCTTGCCTTGTTCTGATTGCCCAAAATGGAAGCTCTCTCTCGATTGAAACTTCTACCTGAGCTCGCCGCACCGCAACCTCCCGATCAACGGGACCTCCTAAATAGGCACGCACGTCTGGATTGGTGTACAACTCCACCAAGTCGGAAGTATCTTGCTCTTGAACATGGCTAAGATAAATAAGAGATTGCATAAATACCTCATGAGAAAACCCATCATCTTTTTCTATTTATACTAAATTTCTTGATCGAGGACTATCTGGTAGGAGCCTCGAACGAATCTCGATAGGCCTTGAAAGCCTCTATCGCATGCTCATTTCTATTATTTCCGTCAGAGTCATCGAGCATCCTTTCCTCTGGCGTCTTGCCTCCATAGTAGTCTTCGAACCAACTGAAGTACTGCAACCTGATAGAGCCAGGGTGAAACTTACTATCAAGCGCCTTCCACCAAGTCAAACAGGCTGGGCAAGGTGGAAGCTCCGTGAAGCATATAATTGTTCGGACTCCTCGCGCATAGAGTTCTTTTCCGATAGGGCCGGGAGAATTCTGCATGCCAAGTATCATTATATTGGTAAGCGGAGGCTCCCAATTGGCCCTAACACATCGCTCCAAGGCAACCCGCTCGCTGTGGAGCCCAGCTGATCCAGCTGGGGTGCTTGAAGCCTTATGGTCTTTTCCAATTCGAGCATTGTTATTGTCAAGCAGCCTTATTGCGCCGAAGCATTTTCCCAACCTAATATCCCCCGACCTTCCACGACCTTTTCGTGCTTTATAAGCGACAACATCAACCCCACGAAAATCAACGCCTTCAACATCGAGCGGTTCGAAGCTAATCGCCATATCGACAACCTCCCTGTTGTGCTCGCATCAATATATACGCACCAACTCAGGGATTCATTGTAGTCATACTCAAGACCACCCATAGAACAAAAAACCAGCAGCATAATTCTCATTTGAAATAAATCCCTTTGCCCCTCCCGCTTGCAGTTTCCAATGCGGGCGACCGACCTCTACCACTGCGAACCGAGATAGATCGGTTGCTCTCGAAATCCCCCGAACGGAGTTACGCCATGTTGATCTTGACCCGCCGCCCCGGCGAAACCCTGCATATCGGCGACAACATCACCGTCACGGTCCTCGGCAGCCAAGGCGACCAGGTGCGCCTCGGCATCACCGCCCCGGACGACGTCGCCATTCACCGCTCCGAGATCTACCAGCAGATCGGCAACGTCCGTCCAGTGCCGCCGGCGGAGCTCGTCGAGGCCTGGAACCGCGAGCACCCGGCGCCCGCGCTGATTGAGTACCGCCCGTACCGAGGGGCCGAACCGAAGCGCACCCGCACCGTCGGCCGGGCCAGTGTTTCGCTTGGCGGGGCGGCGGTTATCTGGATCGAAGGCCAGTCGGCGCCGGTGGCGTTGCGGGCCTGCACCGCGATCTCCTGACTTCGGCGCCTGGCCCATTGCCGGGCGTTTAACCCACGGCGAGCGCCCGCCGGTCCAACGGCGCGCACAACGGAGGATCTCGACATGTAGCCCAGCCCCAACGGCAGATCGCCAACATGCGGTCGAGCCTGTACCCAACCGCTTTCACATAAGGCGGTGCATGTAAGTGGAGACAGGGCGCTTGGCGGCGCCCTTCTCTTTCCTGGCTGAGCCAGGGCGTAGCGGAGAGTGATCGGCAGCCGAGTCAGGCACCTGCCTCGTAAACAGGCGAGCCAACGAGCAACGCCGCCGGCTGGTGGCGCGGACGGAGCCAGAGGGGACGCCCACGCGCCGATCACTCCCCGCTGCGCATGCAGCGTTCCCCCTCTTCGCCCGGCTCCGGCCGGGCTTTTTTCAACCTCCATTCGAGAGCACCCACCACGGCGCCCCACCGGGCACGACTGCCGTGTGCCTGGGTGCTGCCGAATGCAGGTGAACCACGGAGAGCATCCCGATGTGGACATACCGCGAGCGCCGCAACCGCGCGGCTTTCAGCAACGCCCAGCACGCCTGGGACTTCGCCAGAGACCCGCTCTGGGACCAGCCGGAGCCGGAACCGGAGCCCGAGGACGAAGAGCAGGAGGCCGACGATGGCCTGGGCGAATGAACGCGCCGAGGGCGTGATCGAGGAAGCGATCGTCGCAATGCGTCGGTCGGTGATCCCGCGCCACGACCAGTTGGTATGGCGCGGCCAGATCGAGATGGCCTACACCCTCGACGCCATCGGTACCCGGCAATACGACGACATGCGCCGCCGGCTCGACGCCGCAGCGGATGCGAGACAGCAGGAACTGAGGAGCATCGACCTATGACCACCCGCCCCGTTCGCTCGATCATCGACGACCAGCTCGACGACCTGGTGATGCCGGCCGACGCCGATATCGCCGCTGTGCTCGGCCTGCCGCGCGAGACTCTGGTGGTGAACCTGCCGCATCGCATGGCGCTGACCATCAAGCGCGGCCGGAAGTGCCTGGGGGTGCGTCGTGAATGCCAAGCGTAAAGCCACCCTCCTCGGCGCACTGGCCATGACCGCCTTCTACATCCTGCTCATCTTCGCCCCTGCCTGGGGCGGCCTGATCACCGCCGAACAACCCGCCACGGCCCCCATTGCCGGGAAGTGAGCCAACCATGCAAACCATCACCGTGCGCGCCTCGTCCTGGGGCGCGCTGTTCGACTGCGCGTTCAAGTGGGAGGGCGTACACCTCCTGAAGATGCGCAGCCCTTCATCCCCCCGGGCGCTGCTCGGTACCGCGATCCACGCCAGCACCGCGGCATTCGACGCTGCGCGGGTGAACGGCGAGCCGATCAGCGCCTACGACGCCTCGGAACTGTTGGTGCACACGCTGCAGCAGCCGGAGTTCGAGGTCGACTGGCGCGGCTCAGACATCAGCCCGCGCGAAGCCGAGTCCACCGGACTGACGCTGCACACGAAGTACTGCAACGACATCAGCCCGCGCTACGACTTCGTCGCTGTCGAGTTGACGACAAGGCCGATGGAGATCGACTGCGGTGGCGGGATCATCGTCCGCCTGACTGGCCAGCTCGACCGCGCCCGCATCAAGCGCGATAGCCACGGCGCCGGCATCGCCGACGTGAAGACCGGCGGCGCCGCGGTGAGCCAGGGCGTGGCCAAGACCAAGGGGCACAAGGCCCAGATCGGCACCTACGAACTGCTCTACGAGCACACCACCGGCGATGCGATCACCGCGCCGGCCGAGATCATCGGCTTGAAGACCAAGGGCAAGCCCGAGGCGGCCGTCGGCGAGATCATCGGCGCGCGCCAGGTGATGGCCGGCACCGACCAGCATCCCGGCCTGATCAAGTTCGCCGCCGACATGTTCCGCTCCGGCCTCTTCCCCCCGAACCCGCAAAGCCCACTTTGCAGCCCGAAGTACTGTCCGCGCTGGCGGACCTGCCCTTACCACGAATGAGGATCGCCATGAAATCCGAAGACCTGTACGTCCGCCTCACCGACCCGGCCGGCAAGCGCCGCGAGGTCATCAACCACCACCGCGTCTGGGATCGCGGCCAGTTCCTCGAGGCCCAGCGCAAGCAGCACAACAAGCCGGACAAGCCCGACGAGCACCGCGTCGTGAGCGTTGCGACCGAGGCCGAGTACCGTAAATTCATGGGTTACAAGGAGACAGCAGCATGAGCGAACCCACCCAACTGGAGCAGTTGAAGACCAGCGCCGTCGCGAGGTCAACCAACGATGCGCCGATGTCCCTCCTCACCGGTGCCGGCTTCGACCAAATCCAACGCGTCGCAAAGGCGCTCAGCGCGTCCACCCTGGTTCCTGTGCAGTACCGCGCCTTCGCCGAAGTGAAGGAGCGCGGCAAAGTGGTCGGCTACACCCCGAACGGCGCCGGCCTGCCGAACTGCATCGTGGCGATGAACATGGCGCAGCGTATGGGTGCCGACCCGCTCATGGTGATGCAGAACCTGTACGTGATCGAGGGCCGGCCGAGTTGGTCAAGTCAGTTCATCATCGCCTCGATCAACAGTTGCGGCCGCTTCAGCCCGCTGCGTTTTGACCTCAGCGAGCCCGGCAAAGAGGAAGAGGTCAGCTACGAGGTGACGACCTGGAAGAATGGCAACAGGACCCAGGAAAAGCGCAAGGCAAAGATCCGCCATCGCTCCTGCACCGCCTGGGTGATCGAGAAGGAAACTGGCGAGCGCCTTGACGGCCCGACCGTCTCCATGCAGATGGCGATCGACGAGGGATGGCTCACCAAGAACGGCAGCAAGTGGCTCACCATGCCGGAGGTAATGCTGCGCTACCGCGCCGCCAGCCTGCTCGGCCGCCTGTACGCACCTGAACTGCTGATGGGCCTGCAGACCGTCGAAGAGCTCAACGACTACATCGAACCGCGGGACACCGATATCCAGGGTGAAACCGTGACCGTGCATGTCGATGATCTCCGAGACAAAGAACCGGCGCCGCCGGCTGTCGCCGCCGAAGACGATGGGGACGAGCCCTCTCCGCCGGACGGCGTAAACACCGAGACGGGCGAAATCACCGAACCCGCCCCGGGCCAGCAGCCGGACACCGGCACCGACGAGCTCAATCTCGAGTAACCGGCCATGCCAAGCCGAACCATCGAAGAGCAGTTCGACCGTGTCGAGGAGTTCAACAGCCTCCTCGGCGCAGCGGAGCTGAATGCCGCCACCACCTGGGAAGAAGAGTTCACCGCCGACCTGCGCGCCAACTTCCAGCGCTACGGCCCGCGGATGTTCCTCAGCGAGTCCCAGCAAACCACCCTCGAACGCATCGCCAACCAGTAGGAACAGCAGCCAATGACAGCCCAAGCCGCCGCAACCATCGCTGAAGAACTCGTCGACGACCTCGCCGAAGAACTGCCCAGCAACATCACCTCCATCGCCGCCGAATCTCTCGGTCGAGACCTTCTCCAGGCCCTGTTACAAGAGGTCCGCGCCCTACCGGATGTTTGGCAGAAGCTGTCCGAGCAACGTCAGGCCGCCGTGATCGAGCGCATGCGCGGCACCGTAGAGCGCACCGTGAAACACGCGGTCAAGCTGATCTCCGCAGGCGAGCGGCCGGCCATCGACGGAATTCTGGAGTCCGTGGCGATCAAGGAAGGCATCAAGGCGACCTTCAAGGTCAGCCAGTTCAACCCGCTGCGCCACGACCTGATCGACCGCACCGGCAAGGTCTGCATGCTGGTGGTGGCCGACGCCGCTGAGTACCTGGAGGGTATGGATGCTATCCAGCCCGATCCGGACCAGAACTCGCTCGCCCTGGAAAATGGCGGCGACGCGGACGGCACTGGCGCGCAGGACCCCCTCTACATTGAAGCGGTCAGCCATGTCATCGACACACGCCGGGTCAGCATCAGCGGGCTCCAGCGCTACCTGAAAATCGGCTACAACCGCGCCGCGCGCATCGTCGAGGAAATGGAAGCCGCCGGCGTTGTATCGGCACCGAACTCCAACGGCGAGCGCGAGGTGATCCTGCAATCACCGCCGGAACCGGAAAAAGACCTGCTGAGCAGTGCCGCCGAGCCCGGCGCCACAACCTACGGCGGCCACACCATCGACGACATCACCGTCCTGGTGCTGCGCAAAGACGAGATCACCCCGGGCTGGCTGCAGTCGCGCTTCGCGCTGAGCACCGACGAGTCCTTGGCTGTCGCCCTGAAGCTGCTCGACGACGGTGTGATCACGCTCGCCACCGAAGGCGAATCGCCTGACCTCAACACCTACCGCGTCGCCGTTGCCACCAAGGCCCCGGCCGAAGAGCCCATCACCCTGGAGTGAGTCATGCGCATCACGAAACTCGAAATCACCAACTTCCAAGGGCTGCGTCATGCGGCCCTTGATGTTTCTGCGCCGGTGCTCCTGGTGGCCGGCCACAACGGCGCCGGCAAGAGTTCGCTGCTGGACGCCATTGCCATGGCCTTCAACGGCCAGCCGCGCCGCGTCTCGCTGAAGAAGGACATGGCGCAGCTGGTCACCGAGGGTGCCAAGAAGGGCGAGGCCCGCGTCGAGTGGCTGGACGCGGCCTACGAGGTGCAGGTCTGCGGCGTGGCGCTCCCCACCGGCAAGGGCTCTGCCCTCACCGACTCGCCCTTCCTGCCCTACGTGCTCGACGCCAGCCTGTTTGCCAGCCTGGATGCCAAGGAACGCCGCCGGGTGCTGTTCGACCTGAGCGGTGCCAGCACCAGCCCGAACCAGATCGCGGAGCGGCTGATCGCCAAAGGGCACGCCGCGGCCCTGGTGGAGAAGGTAAAGCCCCTGCTCCGCTCCGGTTTCCCGGCCGCGGTTGAGCAGGCCAAGGCCTACGCCAGCGAGGCGCGCGGTACCTGGAAGGCGATCACCGGCGAGAACTACGGCAGCGAGAAGGCCGTCGACTGGGCGCCGGAGCTGGTCGCCACCGTGGTGACCGATGACCAGGTCGCCGAGGCCGGTAAGAACCTGCAACTGCTCGAGGACGATCTGGCCGAGGCCCAGCAGGCCCTCGGCGCCAGCAAGCAGGCCCGCCAGGCTGCCGACGGCCGCGCCCAGCGTATCGCCAAGCTGCGCGAGCTGGTCGACCTGGAGCCGCGCCGCCGGAACAAGCTGACCACCGACGAGCAGAACCAGGACGAGTGGTCCGAGAAGGTCATGGCTGCCGAGCTTGCCTCGGCCGGCAGCGTGCCGCACCAGCCGCTGACCTGCCCCCACTGCCAGGGCGCGGTCGACCTGCAGGCCGGGACCCTGGTGGTGCACCAGCCGCCGGAGCAGATCGCCGATGCCGAAGCCGCCCGCCGGTTGCCGGAGTACCGCGAATATCTGGCCAGCGCCCAGCGCGCCGTCGCGAACAGCCAGCGTGACCTGGACGAGTGCCTGGCCGCCGCCGAGCAGATCAAGGCCCTAGAAGCAGAGTCCGTCGAAGCGCCCAGCGCCGAGGCGATCGCCAACGGCGAGCAGGCCATCAACGAACTGCGACAAGCCCGCGACGCGAGCCGCGCGAAGCTGGTCGCCCTGCAGGAAGCCCTGGAAGCCGCTACCCAGCGCGAGGCCTCGATCGCGAAAGCGCAGGCCGCGCACCAGGACGTGGTGGCGTGGACCGGCATGGTCGACGCGCTGTCACCGACCGGCATTCCGGCGGAGATCCTCGCCGACGCCATCGGTCCGGTGAACGACACGCTGAAGCGCCTGGCAGGCACCGCCGGCTGGTCGCCGGTGCAGATCAGCGCCGACATCGACGTGACCTTCGGCGGCCGGCTCTACGGCCTGCTGTCCGAGTCGGAGCGCTGGCGGTGCGACACGACCATCGCTTTGGCCATCGCGACGATCTCCGGCCTGCGCCTGGTCCTGCTGGACCGTCTCGACGTGCTGGACCTGCCGAGCCGCAACCAGGCCATCGCACTGATGCGCGCCATGACCTCCGACCGCGAGATCGACTCGGTGGTCGTCGCCGGCACGCTCAAGGAGCCGATGGCGAAGACCCCGGCCTGGCTACAGGCGGTCTGGATCGACGCCGGGCAACTCGTCGACCAGCAGCAACAGGCTGCGGCCTGACCCTACCTCAAGGCGGACTCGGATGTCCGTCTCTACCACTGGAGGGCGCATGAAGCCCATCATCTTCGACACCGAGACCACCGGCACCGACCACCAGACCGACCAGATCATCGAGGCGGCATGGCTGGAGCTTCCCGAGCGGCCTTACCAATTCGCGGCGGTCGCGCCGGAGGATCTCCCGTACTACCAGGAGCGCTTCAAGCCGAGCGTGCCGATCAGCCTCGGCGCCCAGGCCGTGCATCACATCATCTGCCAGGACCTGGTCGGCTGCCGTGACTCGAAGGAGTTCGCCTTGCCCGCCAGCCCGCTGCTGATGATCGGCCACAACGTCGATTTCGACTGGCGCATGGCCGGCGAGAACCCCGACATCAAGCGTATCTGCACCTTGGCGCTGAGCCGCTTCCTGTTCCCGGACAAGGACAGCCACACCCAGTCAGCCATGATGTACCTGATCGCGCGGCGCAACGGCCGGGAGGCTCAGGCCCGCGAACTGCTGCGCAACGCCCACGCCGCTCTCGACGACGTCCGCAACTGCGCCATCGTCCTCCGCTTCCTGCTGGAGGTGGCCATGGACGCCGGTCACGCGACTGACACCTGGGAAGAGGTCCATGCGCTGAGCGAGAAGGCGCGCATCCCGACCGTCATGCCCTACGGCAAGCACAAAGGCACGCCGATCAATCAAGTCCCGAACGACTACAAGGCCTGGCTGCTGCGTCAACCCGACGTCGATCCGTATCTGGTCCAGGCCCTGCGCCAGCGATAGCCACCCGCCGAGCGCCCCACCCGGGGCGCTTTCTCTTCCAGCAAGCACCGGACGCCGCCCTGTGGGCGACTTTCTCATGCCTCGTGGGCCGCCCTGTCAGGCAGGGCGGCGTCCAGTGCCTGTTCACCGAGTACTGACGATGCCTGATCACCTCCCCTACACCATCCATGTGGGCGACTGCCTGCATGAACTGCAGACTCTTCCAGACGAGTCAGTCCACTGCTGCATCACCAGCCCGCCCTACTTCGGCCTGCGCGACTACGGCGTCGACGAGCAGATCGGCCTGGAGCAGACGCCCGCCGAGTTCGTGGCGCGCCTGGTGGAAGTTTTCCGCGAGGTCCGCCGCGTGCTACGCGATGACGGAACCCTCTGGGTCAACATGGGCGACAGCTACGCCTCCATCGCCCGCCACCGCCTGGCCGCTGCCTGGCTGGAGGGCGCCGCGCAGATGGACATCTTCCACGACACCAAGGAGCCCATCGCATGACCACGAAGGCAGCATTCGCGCCGGACGATGAGGTCAGCTTTCTCTACCGGGAGAAGCACCGCTGCCGCGGGATTGTGCTGAGCAGCCACCCCCAAGGCTACGTGATCCTCAAATGCACCAGCGGGTACGCGGAGGGCAGAACGCTGGCCGTCAATTTCCCCGCCCTGACGAAGACCGCCCCCGAACCCGCCTCCGCAAATCTGGTCAGCCCGCGCCAAAGCGACATCTTCGCCGCCGGCGCCCAGCGCCTGCAGATGACCGAGAGCATCGAGCTGACCATCCAGAGCATGCAGGCCTACGGCGCCGACCATGAGCACTGGGCCGTGGCCTGGTCAGGGGGCAAGGACAGCACCACCATGCTAACGCTGCTGATCTGGCTGATCGACACCGGCCGAATCAAAGCGCCGAAGACGCTGCCCGTGTTCTACGCGGACACCCGGCAGGAGCTGCCGCCGCTGGCCATCGCGGCGCACCAGATCATGGACGAGTTGCGGGACCGCGGCATCCACGTAGAGGTGGTGTGCGCCCCGCTCGACAAGCGCTTCATGGTCTACATCTTGGGCCGCGGCGTTCCCCCACCGAACAACAACACGCTGCGCTGGTGTACCCGCCAGATCAAGATCGACCCGATGCAGGCCGCCCTGGAGCAGCGCCTGGCCGCGCTCGAAGGGAACGTGCTGATGATCACTGGCGTGCGCCAGGGCGAAAGCGCCATCCGCGACAAGCGGATCGAGATGTCCTGCGGCAAGGACGGCGCCGAGTGCGGCCAGGGCTGGTACCAGAAAGTGCTGCCCGAGGCGAAGGGTCTGAAGGGCCGGCTCGCCACGCTGGCCCCGCTCCTGCACTGGCGTGTCTGCCACGTCTGGGAGTGGCTGAAGCACTGGGCTCCTCTGGAAGAGTTCGGCGACTGGTCCACCGCGATGATCGCCGATGCCTACGGCGGCGACGAAGCCGAAGAGATCAACGCCCGTACCGGCTGCACCGGCTGTCCGCTGGCCAGCGAGGAGAAGGCGCTGGAAACCGTGCTGGCCATGCCGCACTGGGCATACCTGGCGCCGCTGCGCGGCCTGAAAGAGCTATGGCGGGAACTTCGCGAGCCCCAGCACCGCCTGCGCAAGGCCGGCATCGAGCGGCTGAAGGACGGCAGCATCGCCGCGAACCCACAGCGTATGGGACCGATCCTGCTGGAGTCCCGCCTGATGGGCCTGGAGCGAGTACTGGCCATCCAGGCCGAGTGCAACGCCGCAGCCGACCGCCTCGGTCGCCCTCGCATCGACCTGATCAACGCCGAGGAAGAGGCCCGCATCCGCGAGCTGATCGCCGCTGGCACCTGGCCGGATGGCTGGGACGGCGATGAGCCAATCGCCACCACCCCTCTCGACAAAGTCTTCGCCGACGGCGCGGTACAGCCGCTGCTTTTCATGTGATCCGGCCATTCCCGACTATCGCGAGAGATGCTTCAGATACGGATCGAGTTCAGTAAAGGAAGTCGCTACCTGTTTCAGCTCTCGCGCCGCATGTTTCCAAAACACAACGTGTACCGGAATCCCCCTGGCTTTGAGCTTTTCAATTGCCGGAACGTAGTCCGCATCTCCCGATACAAGTGTTATCTCATCGCCGGGCTGAAGTATCACGAAGGAATCTTCAATCATCGTCGCGACAATGTCGGTATCGATCTTCTTTTCGTTATTGGCGACATTGCGATCATAAGTAGTGACATCAAAGCCATTGCGTCGAGCAGCCCCCCACACTGAGTCGTTTTGCGGTGGCCGAGACCCGAAAAGTGCTGCCTTTCTAACATTAGCCCTATCGCCACCTGCGAAGTCGAAAAGCTTGCCGAAATCTATTTTCCAACCGTGATCACAAATTCTGTTCTGGACTGCATCCCACACGCTGGGAGCCATTCCATTCTGGAATGCAGCCACATGCATTCCCTCAATCCAAACGTTGGAATTGTCAACGTATACCAAGTTCGCCACGCGCCTCTCCTTGTTCCGGCCCCATGCCGGGCCATCCAACTCTAGCCCCAACGACATCACTGCGCCATCACGCATAGCGCAGTGCGTCCTCACGTTCGCGAAAAGGAACCCGCCGCATGATCAAGCGCACCCTCTACCACTTCCACTTCTGCTGTGGCCTCGGCGGCGGCGCCGCCGGTTTCAACCGGGCGCGTCCGCGGGTCGGCAACGTCGAGGCCGAATGGGTCTGCCTCGGCGGGATCGACGTGGACCCAGCCGGACTGCGCGACTTCGAGCGCCTGGCCGGCGTCCCGGGCACCCTGCTGGACCTCTTCACCCGCGACCAATACGTGCGGTTCCACGGCAAGGAGCCGCCGGCGGGCTGGCGGGAGGCAACCCCGGAGGACATCCGCCGCGCCGCGGGCGGGCGCCGACCGGACGCCGTGTTCATTAGCTCGCCCTGCAAGGGTGCCAGCGGCCTGCTGTCGGAGAAGATGAGCCTGACCCCGAAGTACCAGGCGCTGAACGAGTTGACGCTGCGCTGCATCTGGCTGATGGGCGAGGCATGGGCCGATGACCCGGTGCCGCTTATCGTCTTCGAGAACGTCCCGCGCCTGGCGAGCCGCGGCCGGCACCTGCTGGACCAGATCAACAGCCTGCTCGGTGGCTTCGGCTACGCCGTGGCGGAAACCACTCACGACTGCGGCGAACTCGGCGGCCTGGCGCAGAGCCGCAAGCGCTTCCTGCTTGTCGCGCGGCACGTTGAGAAAGTGCCGCCCTTCCTGTACGAGCCGGAGAAGAAGAGCCTGCGCGCCGTCGGCGACATCCTCGGCCGCATGCCGCTGCCCGGCGATATTGACGCCGCCGGCCCGATGCACCGTGTGCCATCCCTGCAGTGGAAGACCTGGGTTCGCCTCGCCCTGGTGCGCGCCGGCAGCGACTGGCGCAGTCTGAACGACCTGGCCGTTGAGGACGGCTACCTGCGCGATCTGATCATCGTCCCGAAATACCGGGCTGGCTACATGGGCGTGCACGGTTGGAGCGACAGCACGGGCACCATCGCCGGTCGCAGCAGCCCCACGAACGGCGCATTCTCTGTCGCGGACCCGCGCGCGCCGGCAAACGCCCTGCAATACCAGCAGTACGGCGTGCGCCGCTGGACCGACACCTCGGGCGCCATCATCGGCGTCAAGTCGCCCGGCCAAGGCACGTACTCCGTCGCCGATCCCCGCGGCCAGAGTTTCGGCAAGTACCCGGTCACCGACTGGGAGGGCCCAGCCGGCACCGTGATCGCGGCCAGTACTACCGGCCAGGGTGCATTTGCTGTCGCGGACCCGCGCCCAGGCGGCGTCCGGCACAACAACGTGTTTCGCGTCGTCAGCATGGGGAGCCACGCCGGAACCGTCACCGGCGGGCACTCGCCCAGCTCCGGCGGCCAGGCTGTTGCCGATCCCAGGTACCACAACTGGCACCCAGGGGCGAGCAGCCGCAAATTGCACGTCGGCGAGTGGGGAAGCGCTACCGGCACGGTCACCGGCTCCCAGCAGGTGGCCAGCGGTGCGCTGTCGATCGCTGATCCGCGCGTGCTCGATCGCACCAAGGGCGACGCCTACCTGACCGGCGGCCATTACGGCGTAGTTGGGTTCGACCAATCCGCCGGCGCGGTGTCAGCCAGTGCGCGGCACGACAACGGTCGATGGAGCGTTGCCGATCCGCGCATGCCGGCGGCGAACGACCGGCTCACCTGCATCATCCAGTCGCTGGACGGCACCTGGCACCGGCCCTTCACCACCCTGGAGCTGGCCGCGCTGCAGAGCCTGGTGGACCCGGAGGAACAGTTGATCCTCGACGGCCTGAGCGACAGCGACTGGCGCGAGCGCATCGGCAACGCCGTACCACCGGCCGCGGCCGAGGCCATCGCCGGCGTGATGGGCACAACGCTGCTGCTGGCCGAGGCCGGCGAAACCTTCATGCTCAGCAATACGCCGATCTGGGTGCGCCCGGTTGCAGTGGCGCTGAGTGTTGTATTGCCAGAATGATAGCCACTAACTGTCCCAACGTAGGTTGTCAAGATAAGCGGCAATCGCCTCCGTCAAGAGAGTATCGCCCCTAGCGGCGCCGCCACACAGGTCTAGTAGCATAAACCTACGTAGAACGGTAAGGTTATGAGGATGATCTGCTTGGCAGACTGCCGCCTGAAAGGAGCATTCAGTAAGAGATATGAGGAAAAGACATCCAACGGACGAGATATATCAGAGCATTGCCGACAGAAGGTCTCTGAAGGCTAGCAGATCGACCAGAAAATACAATCCAAACAAAGCCACTCATGCCAAGAGAATACTTAACAGAGAAGTGGTACCAGCTCCAAGCAGCATCTCTTTCTTCGGAAAAGAGAATTACAAAAAATTCTTTGAGTTCATAAAGAAACTGCACATCACATCATCAAGGTCGAAAATAATAATAGATCTACAAAAAACAAAAGATATAAAAATTTCCGCCGCATTAATTCTCTACGCAACAGTAGAAATTATTCAAAAAAAACAAAAAAAGAAAGATCCTGTTAAAACAACAGAGTGCAGGCACTCCGGCGTCGCAAATGGACTACAACGCATCGGCTTCTGGAGACTTACGAAAGAAAGCAAGCATATTCGAAAAAATCTCTCCATGGGATTTGAGGTTTGCTCAACCTCCTACAAAGACCAACAGAGTGGCGACACCTCTCAACTCAGGCGCGCAATAACGTATGTTCAAGAGGCAATCAAAACCTCGGGAATGAATGAAGAAGAGGGGGTAAAGGCATTTGCAGCAATAACTGAGTCTTTTAGTAACGTCTGGCAACACGCATATGATGACGACTTCTATCCAAAACCTCTGCCAGATGATGAAAAAAATTGGTGGATAGTTGTCGAGAAAATTGAAAACCAATTATTCATTGCAGTGTACGACTCAGGAGTCGGCATACCAGCAACACTTTCAAAGAAACCTTGGTACAGCGATATAATTGATCATCTATTGGGTTCACTTGGCTTCCCCAGCTCTAACGACAGCTTAGCAATTAGAGCAGCGGTTGAGTATGGTAATTCGAGGTTTAAGACGGGAGGCAGAGGAAAAGGACTGGCCGAAGCGCAGGACTTTGTCACCGCGAACCCTGAAGGACAAATGCTAATATATAGTGGACTTGGCTCTTACGAATTCAACGCTATGACACCTAACATAGACAGCATGAAACCTCTGCCAGACAGAATGCCGGGCACATTCATACAGTGGAATATCCGGCTAGGATAATTTATGAAAAGCGAAATCACAATTGATGTTGCCAAAAGTTTTTCTGACATGCCTTACGGCAGGAACGAAAAAGATGGAAAATTTAACGGATTCGCATTTAGAAAACTTCTGGTTGAGAAACTCAGCGAATACCAAAAGGTAAAGGTTGACTTAAATGGTACATTAGGCTGCGGATCATCCTTCACAGATGAAGCCTTTGGTGGCCTGGTAGCATATGAAGGTTTTAAGCCAGAAGAAGTACTAGAAAGGGTCGAAATAATTTACAGATACGACAGCATAGTGAGAACCATAAGAAAATATATTGAAGATGCTAAACCAGCGAGCTAATGGAGACGACTATGTCATTACCATTTTGGTTAGCCATGGCGGGCTGGGCATTCACTTATTTAAATTCTAGAGCCTTAGCGAAGCAAGCTGAGGCTAATGCTATTGTCGCGACCGTAGACAAAATGCTGCAAGAAATTTCGGACGAGAATTACAAATTTTGGCGCGATGCAGACTCTTCCGACCAAGAGCACACAATGAAATGCCAACTCTTTCAATCCTACATTACATTCAGGTGCAATTTTATAGAACTACGCATAAAGGCCTTAAGAATAAAGTGCAGCAACCGTATTATGTGGGACGGGAATTTTGATACTTTCGAAACAAAGGCTATTACTCTAATAGCGGAGCTTAGGGACCTGGCCACGCTAGATTCAGAGCAAACTAACGATGTCGACCAGATGCAACGACGACGAAAAATAATGCTCGTAAACAAAAAGACGATTGATCTTCACGAAATAATGAGCGATTTTATTCTAAGTCGCTTCAGATCCATATTTAGCTTCGAAAAGAACAAAGAAGAAGCATCACTATAGGAATTTAGAACACCAAATTGCAAACACCGATCGAAAGAGCCGCAACTCCCGTATTCTTTATTATATGGAAACTTTTCCCCTGTAATGTGAAGTACGCGCTCAGCGGCTCAATCGAGTCCATCCCGTTCCTACCCAAAAGCCGCCAGCTTCACACTCCTAAGCGTTGGTGCGTTACTGGCTCCAGCACTCCAGTGGACCGCAACTGTTCGACTGGAACCCCGCGGAACGCTGCCAAGTCCCGATCGTGGTCCCCGACGTGCCCGCCGGCGTTCCGGCTCCGCTGCGGCTCACCCAATGGAAGGAAGGCGCGCTGAAGGTGATCGCCACGCTACGCCGCCAGGGCTTCATCACAACGAAGCAGATCGCCGAATGCGGCGTCAGCGCGACGAACTGGACACGATCCTGGCTCGACAAGGGCGCCGAGCGCGGCACCTGGGTTGAGTCGCCCCGCATGCCAGCGTTCGACCAGCAGCACCCCGAGGCCTTCACCAAGATCCAGCAGGCGCTGGACAAGAGCGCCCAGCCCACCCTCTTCACCTGAGCCAACCATGCCCAACTACTACCCCAAGGGCGGGCGCTGCCGCGCCTGCGAGCGACGCCTGGACGACTGTTCGAGCTTCGACTTCAGCACGATGCCGGTCCACCGCCGTGACGGTCCCGACGTGATCGTCATCTGCACCGAGTTCCACCAGGCAGCCCGCAGACCAATGGACAGGCCTGCGCAACCGGAGACACCACCATGTCCTCTACCCAACTGATCGAGCAGTGCGCCACCCGCCTGCGCGGCATCGTCGAAGCCTTGGACAACATCCACGACACCAGCCCGCAGCGCTGGTCGACGGACCTCGACGACGTTCACTCCTCGGCCGAGAGCCTGCTGGCCCTCATCAATGACCAGACGCCGCCGTCCGATGCCGAGCGCTGGAAAGAGCAATTCGCCTGCATGCAATTGCAGCGCGACCACCACCGCGAACGCGCCGACGCCGCCTTGGCCAGGGTCGCGGAACTGGATCAAGCGCTCGCCGAGAAAGACCCGTTCGGCGCGAAACTCAACCGCATTTCCGAAAAGCTGGAGCGTTGCGATGCACTGCTCGTAGCTCGGGCCGCCCTGGCTGGGCAGGTGCCGCAAGCATGGCTCGATGTTCAAGCCGAGCGCCGCCGGCAGGTGGACGCAGAGGGCTGGACGCCGGAGCACGACGATGCGCACAGCCACGGCGAGATGGCCCGCGCCGCCGCCTGCTACGCCCTGGCCGGTTCCAGCGCTCCGAACGATGGAACCGCCGCCCTGCTGGTGTCGCTGGCATGGCCCTGGGATGAACAGTGGTGGAAGCCGACCAGTGCACGCCGCGATCTGGTCAAGGCCTGCGCCCTCGGGCTGGCCGAGATCGAACGTCTCGACCGGGCAGGCATATCGCAAAATCCCCAGCCGGGAGCCACCACGGCCTCTTCCTGAGGCCAGTCCCGGCTGGGGCGAGAATCCTAACACTCAATTTCGGCCCCGGGCGATCGCCTGGGCGGAGAGGCATTGCCCATGGAAACCCCATCTGAGTTCCTCTCGAAGGAGGAGTTGGAGGCCATGATCGGCGCCAAGTCATCGAAAAAGCAGGTCGAGTGGCTGGCATCTCATGGCTGGAAGTACGAATTGAATGCTGCGCAGCGACCTGTCGTCGGGCGGATCTATGCCCGCCTGCGGCTGGCCGGAGTGAAACCGAACGGAACGGTCGCTGTACAGGAACCGTGGACGCTGGATCTGTCGAAGGTGAGTTGAAATGCGGCCGAAGCAGCCGAAGAACAGGGATCTCCCGCCCCGGATGATTCGCCGGACCAGGAAGCTAAAAGGAGGGAGGTTGTGGGTTGGCTACTACTACGACGGCCGCGGCGAAGACGGAAAGAGGAAGGAAATCCCACTCGGCACCGACCTGGACCTGGCAAAGCTGGAGTGGGCGCGGCTGGATGCCAGTCCGGCTCCGAAGACCCTGCGCAAATGGGGCGACGTGTTCGACCGGTACGAAAAAGAGATCATCCCCGGGAAAGCGCCACGCACCCAGAAAGACAACCTCCTCTCGCTGACGCAACTGAGGAAGGCATTTTCAGAGGCGCCGGTCGAGGCGCTCACTCCCCAAGTACTGGCACAGTACCGGGACAAGCGGTCCGCGAAGGTTCGGGCGAACAGGGAGCTCTCCCTCTTCTCCCACATCTTCAACATCGCCAGGGAGTGGGGGATCGTCACGGCTGAAAACCCGGTGAAGGGGGTTCGCAAGAACCGCGAGACGCCGCGCGACTTCTACGCCAGGGCCGAGGTCTGGAACGCGGTATACGGCGCGGCGCCACCGGAACTCCGCGACGCCATGGACCTCGCCTATCTCACCGCCCAGCGGCCGAGCGACGTACTGATCATTCGTGAGGCGGACATTCAGGATGGGTACCTGCAGATCGCCCAGGGCAAGACGTCGAAGAAGTTGCGCATCATGCTCGATGTCGACGGGAGCCCGACAGCGCTTGGAAAACTCGTTGCGCGGCTGTGCGAGCAGCGGCGGCAGCGCGGCGTAGCCGGCCCGTACCTGATCACTACGCCCGATGGGCGCCGGATGACATCCTCCATGCTGCGCATTCGCTTTGACGAAGCACGGTCGGCCGCCGCCGGCGCGGCGCTGGAGGAACTCGACGAGACCCTGGCCACCGCGATTCGTCAGTTTCAGTTCCGAGACATCCGCCCGAAGGCGGCCTCTGAAATTGCTGACCTCGGCCGGGCATCCAGGCTGCTTGGACACACCGACAAGCGCATCACCGAGACCGTCTATCGTCGCGTCGGCGAGATCGTGGAGCCAACGAAGTAA